CTCGCCACGGATGAAGTCGGCCGTGGTCTTGCCGCCAGGGTTGAGCTCGGCGGCGATCTTTTTGGCCGGCACCTTCGGCGGTCCCGACCCGCCGCCGACAAGCGGATGTTGCTGCTGCGTCAGGACGTGGCCGAACTCATGCAGCGCAACGCCCTGCATGGTCGGCGCCACGAGGTGCGGCGTACGCACCGATGATGTCGTAAAGGCGTCTTGCGCAGATCGGTCCAGAACCTCCTGATACTTGTCAGGATGGGCGGAATACTGCGCGTTGAAGTTGATCGAGCCCTTTTCGTAGCCCATGCCGCTGTAGGCCATGGTCTGCGCGACGTCGGCGCCGTAGTGCATCATGCCGGGGTTGTCAGGGTCGAAGTCGCTCACGGTGCTCAGCGGCGCGTGCGGGAACTTCTCGAGCCCCTTCAGCACGCCCTCGAAGTGCTGTTTGGCCACCTCGAGGTCGGAGTGCCGGGCAAAGAATCGGATGTCACCCTCTGGCCGGCCGGTGATGCGCACCGCCGCCGCCTCCGCAGCTGTGGTCAGTTCATCCTTCGTCTTGGCGTCGGCGAGCGCCTTGCGTACCGTTTCGCCACCGCTACCCGACCCGAACCGCCCTCGCTCGTCGCGCTTGTAGACGCGCCCAGATGGACCGAGCCAAGTTACGACGTTACCCGGAATGCCCGGATGGCGGATCACGACGGGCAGCATCTGTGCGATGTCTTTCGATAGCCCGGACGCCTTATCGCCGTTCCACATGTGATCGCTAAAAGCCTCGGCCACCATCTCGCGGTCGCTGGTCGCCGCATAACGCGAGATGGCCTGCGCCACGGCCGCCCCGTGGTGGCTCGCCTTCATCGCCATTTCGGTGTAATCGCGGGCATGCTGTGACAGAGCGGCGTTGACGCCGTAGCTGTTGGCGACGGCGTGCCCGAACTCGTGCAGCGCCACGCCCATCGGCGAGCCGACCTTAAGGAAGTGCTCGCGCTGCTCCTGTTTCAGGTCTTTGCGGTAGGCGTCGGCGCCGTACTTCTGGGCGTCCTCGGCAAAGCTGATCGTGCTGCCGTCGCGCGACGTCATCGCCCACGACTCTTTGCCGCCGTCGTCATAGGCCGTGTGCTGGACGCGTCGCAGGCCGGTCTCTGGGTAAGCCTCGAGGCCGTGCAGGATGCCACTGGCGTGCTCGGCGGCGATGACGTGGTCTGAGCTGCCAAAGTCAAACTCGATGTCACGACCGGTGATCTTTTTCGCCGCCGCGGCCGCCGCGCTCGACACTTCGGCCGTCGTGGTCAGCCCTTCGAACTCCGGCCGTAGCGCCGTGCCGGCCGTCTTGATGGCCTCGCCGCCACCGCTACCGGAGCCGAACCGCCCATGATCGTCGCGCTTGTAGACACGGTCGAGCGGGCTGAGGTAGGTGACCGCCTGGGCGCCACCTGCGGCGCTGAGAATGGCACTGCTCAGGCCGGCCGCATCTGGCAGATCAATGTCGATCAAGCGACCGCTGTTGACGCCACCGCGCAATGAGTCTTGCCAATCATCATCGCTGGCCTTGCTCACCTGAATGAAGCGCTCGCCTTCGCCACCGAGGTCGCCGTTGCCGTCATGAAACGCCGTGAGCCGGTATTGACCATGCTCGGCGGTCGTCAGCACGGCCGGACCGTCGTCAAAGACATGATCACCCTGTGGCGTCGGCGCGCTGCGCGCTGCGTCGGCCATGGCGGCAAGTCCGTGGGCAATAGTTCCGGCGTCACTCGTAGACAAAATCAGCTGTCCATTGTCCATTCCGTCTGGGTTATGCCAATTAGGTTTTTCGCCATGATCTGAGATGGAAACGACATGGCCTCCAATCTCGCCGTAGGCGCCGTCTGGATCGGTGAACTTCGCGACCTGATAGCCGCCGCCGGAGGCGGTAGCGAGCAGCTCAGGCTCGACTACAGGGCCAAGATCCTCGTCGTCGCCACTTCCGCCACCGCCATCGGAGCTGAACTGCCCGTCGCTGTCTCGTTTGTAGACGCGGCCGAGCGGCGAGCGGAGAAATAGCACGGGTAGCGTCACGGCTCACCCCGCCTCGTGGTTGGTGTCGACCTGGCGAGGTCGGTAGACGGCGATCACGGTACCGCGGCAGCGCGGCCCGCCCAGGCACTCCGTATAGCCGCCGTTCGGGTAGGTGGCATAGACCATGTCCATCTGGGTCGAGTTGCCCAGCCATTTGCCGTTGACTTCGCGACACGGCCCGCAGGTGTTCTTATCCATCACCTCGGAGGCGTAGAGCGCGGTCTCCGGCGCCATCTTGATCGTCTCAAAGCGGCCGTCGTTCTGCGCGGCGGTCAGGGCTAGGCCGAGATTCTGCTGCAGGAACGCGTCCGACAGGCCGTCGAGATGCTCGCCGACGGCGTTGGCCACGTCATCACCGCTGGCGCTGGGCGCGTAGAGCCGTATCGCCTCGCGGCCGGCGCTGTTGGCGTACCCGGCGGCCAGCATCGCCGCCATGGCGGCCGCATAGTTGGAGTGCAGGTCGGGATGGCCGGGCGCGGGAGCGGCGTGCAGACCCTGCGCGCTGAGCTCGCCGACCATATGCTGCGCCGCCTGCAACGCCATGTCATTCATCGCCTGGGTGAGGATGTTGGCGGCGTCGGTCGAGTTGAGGCTCATCTTGGCGATGGCGTTGAGGTCGTCGGCGTTGACCGCGGCGCGCACCATCTCGACGATGCGTCGGCGCTGGTCGGCGGTGACCGACACCCAGGCGTCGAGTAGCTTGGACAGCTGGCGCTCCCAGGCGTCCTGCACCTTGCTCAGGTCGACCTGCGACGTGTCGATGTTGTACGGCAGACCGTGCGCTGGCTTGCCGTAAATGCGAATGACTGTCACATTCTGTGCCGGCTCGTCCACAATCTGAGCAAGTATCGCCTTTATGGCGGCGTTCAGCTCGTCCTGCTGCTCGGCCGTGGCGGAGCGGTCGGCCTGCCAGATGGAAAGGTCAGTAGGCGAAGCGCCAACGTCCGCAGCAACGTAGGGCACGACGTCGCCGTACTTCAACGACCACGCCGTATGTAGTTCGGCGATCTTGGCCATGGCCTCGGCGCGGTTCACAGCTCTTTGACTCCGTCCCACATCGAGCCGAGCATGATCTGTTTACCGGGCCATGTCTCCGCTCCCTTCTGGTGGCCGATCATGGCGAAGTCGATGGGCGAGCTGTGCGGATTGTTCGCCACGCGACGGATCTCGGCCTGCACGCTCAGATTGAATTTCGCCCCAATCTTGTGAGCGCGGTCGATGACGTTCTGCCGGCCGGCGCTGCCTCCGCCGCCATGGCGACCGCTACCGCCGGAGTCGTTGAACTCATACCCTGCGCGCGCCCAGGAGTAGCCGCCGACGTCGATATTGGCATTGAGCGTGATTCGCTTTATGCCGTGCTCGCGGTAGGCCGCCTCGGCTCTGACGTTAAAGCGGGTCGCGAATCCCTGCCCTTGATGCTCTTCCTCGAGCACCATTCCGCCGTGGTGCACGGTCGCCTGCCCAGCCGGACGGATATCGCGCTCAAATCCACCCACGACGTTGCCAGCGCGGTCGAGGATTGAGCCACTGACGTAGGTGGAGAAGCCCGGCCCGTTGCTGCGGATCGAGTCGACGCGCGTGCTCAGGCCAGTCTTTTCGTCCGTATAGTTATATATGCCCTTAATGGTGGCTTCGTCGTCATGGAGCTGCTCCGGCGTCTTGCCGCCACCGCCAGAGCCGAACCGCCCATGATCGTCGCGCTTGTAGACACGGTCAGTCGGAGTCGTACTGAAACCGCACGCTGTGCGGCGTGGCATCATCGCGCGCCCGCGCCTCGCCTCGCAGCTGGGCCAGGTCGAGCAGCGCCTCGACCAATCGGCGATCTATGGCGGCGGCCTGCTGGTCGCCCTTCGCGGGCGGCTGTGCGGGCGCTGGCGGCTTCGGCGGCTGCTGGCCGGTGCCCTGGTCACCCTGCTGCTGATCGCCGCCCTGCTGCTGCTGGTCGCCCTGGCCGGGCGGCATGGGTGGCGCGATCGGCGCCGGCGGTGGCTCTGGATTCTCCCATTCGAGGGCGTCGGGTAGGTCGAGCGCCTCAACCACGCTGGGCGCCTTGAATCCGGCGTCAATGTAGGTCTTGGCCGCGGTCGCCTTCGCCGTCATCTCGGCGAGCTCCTGCGCGGCGTCCGGCGGCACGGGATCGTCGTAATCGAACTCGACACCCTTGCCGGCCGTGCCGAACAGCGGCAAAAAGTCATTGTTGAGCATGCCCTTCCAACGCTCGAGGCGCGGCACGATGAGCCACTTGGCAAACATCGCATCGGAGGCCTCGGCGGTGGCGCGGTTGACGTCGTTGACCTCGCCGAGCATGAACTTGGGGAAGCCGAACGAGCGCAGCAGCTTGTCGCTGGCGACCTGCTCGAGCTCGGCAAACTGCATGTCGCGCATGCTGTAGCTGGCGTCGACCCACTTGGCGCCACCCTCGAGGATAGCGACGCGGTGCGCGTTGCTCACGCCCTGATGCTGCTCACGCCAGCGGGCGACGAACTTGTCCCATTCGGGATCGGAAAGGCTCTTCTCCATCTCGATCATGCCGCCGGGCGCCGCGCTGTTCGTGAAAAAGTTTCGATTCCACTCGGCGCTGTAGCGCGACGCGTCGAGGTCGACCAGCATCGACTGCACGGGCCCCATGCCGCGGTAGATGTCCCACGGGTTAGGGCAGCGGATCATGGTTACGTCGTCGACCTCAAAGGGCACCTGCTCGCCGTTCGGACCGATGTACATGTAGCCACTGATGAACTTGTCGGGCGACGGCACGGGCGCCATGCGGTCGGGGCGCGCCGGCCAGAGCTCGGCCGGGATGCTCGCCGCCTTACTGGCCCACCCGATCAGGTTCCAGCCCTCGCCGACGAGGTCAATGTGCTGCTGGCCGGCCTCGACGTACTCCTGCCGCGTCATAAATTCGTTCGGTTTGTTCCAGACCCGCAGCGCCTGATGATCGGCGACCTCGGTGCGGTCATCGTCGTTGCCGCTCTTCGTGGAGCGGTACAACTTCCACTCGACCTGACTTACGGCGTTGGCGAGGCGCGACACGATGGCGAACAGATCGCCGTTGCGGCCGAAGGCGCGCAGCTCCTGCTCGGTGGTCGACTTCGCCATCCAAGGCCAGGCCACCTGTACCCGCGGCACGTAGGCGATGGGTGGCTGGTTGCGGATCGTGCCGATAACCGACCTCATCGCATCACATTCCTAAATGTCCAGACGAACCAGGCATAGACGATGCCGACGCCCAGTCCGATGCCGAACAGCACGGCGGCGGCGAGCTCGAGCCCAGTCATCGCGCACCGGCCGGACGGGTGAGATAGCCGAGCAGGAGCAGCGACAGGCCAGCGACCAGGAATCCGGCCGGCCGATAGATCAGCCACGCCCCGTAGGAGAAGACGGCGAGGCCGGCCACGTCGAGCACTGACGACATGATCGGATCGGTGTTGCGGCGGCGGGCGGCGTAGTCGGCGACCGCCTTGCCCATGCTCCGGACCATTCGCCCAACTCTCTACAGAAAGCGTATTCCGGGCCTAGAGCCCAGATCGCGCTCGGCCACGTAGTACCGCATCGCATCACAGCCGTCGTCGTCGACCTTCAACGGCGCCTCTTTCGGCTTGCGCCCACCTCCGGTATCCCAGACGTAGCCGATGATCTCATCCGCCGTGCTGGCCGGCTTCTTGGCGTCGACCAGCTCAGGATCACGATAGACCACGGCATCGCGCATGAGAAAGATTCGGCTTTTGCCGTCGCCAGCTGGGCGAAGGCGCGCCTGCACGGCCTGGATGCCCTCGAGCACGCTCTTGTGCGCCGCGGTCGTCGACATGCCGAGCTCACGCTCGAGCACGGCGCGCCCCTCGGCGTCGTGGTCACAGACGATGGCGGTAGGTCGAGGCTCGAGCCAGATGCGTCCGGCGCAGGCTGGAAAGGCGCGGTCGTCGCGCGAGCGGGGTGGGCCGAAGTTGACGTCAGGGCGCGTGCAGGTGGCCAGGATGTCAACCGCGTGCTGGTCGACGGTCTGTCGCGTGCGGTAGACCTCGCGGTACAGGTAGGCCCGGCCGTCCGGGTCTTCGGCCCAGAACTGGCACACGAACGGGTGGATATAGCCGAAGTCGACCGACCAGAAGCGCGGCCAGTCATGCGGCACGTCAAAATGATCGATCAGATGTACGACCGGATCATACTCATCGAAGACGAGTCCCTCGGCGGCCGCCCAGATGCCCTTCCGCAGGCGCAGGTAGCGCACGCCGGTCAGCGCGTCGAGCTTGGAGATATAGGCCGCCCCGACCTGCGTCACGCGCCCATCCTCGTCAAAGAGCACGGGGTTGTCCTCATGGCGACTCTCGAGCATGACCGTCTGGCCACGCTCAACGCGCGCTTTGAGCCAGTGCGTAGGCTGCGCCGGGTTGCAGTCCGCGATGATCTGCTGCACCTTCATCGCCCCGTGGCGCAGGCGCGTGGTCAGCGACTCCCAGTCATCCTCGATCAGCTCTGTCGCCTCTTGCACGTAGATCATGTCGTACTCAGAGGACATGATCTTGATTGCCTTATCCATGCCGCCGATGACGATGCGCGAGTCATTGCGGTAGATGTACTGCGCCGGTTCCTCCTGCGACCCGCCGTAGTAGCGCACGATGCCGGCGCGCAATGCCTCTTTGACCACGCGCTCACGCCAGGTCACCAGCGCCGTCGAGCCCAGCGAGGTCAACGTCTTACGCACGATCAGACCGCGCATGCCGGGCTTGGCCAGCGCGGCGAGGTGCAACTGTTCGAGGCACGCCATTGACTTGCCAGTGCCGGCCGGTCCGGCGATCAGTACCTCAGGCTCAGTGCGGTCGAAGAGCTCACGCAGCACGCCGCGGGGCGTGTAGCTGTGCACGTGGCTGCGCGGCGAGGCTGTCCTGGTCATAGCGAGGGAATCGAAGATACGGGGATCATGGGGCAGTCTCCGAGATGCTCCGGCCAGTTGTCGTCACCCCAGGCCGGAGCGCGCCAGTCGCCAATTCCGCAGGTGCAGACCATGCGCTGCCAGCGGATCACGAGCATCGGGAGCGGACAGACGTAGATCGCGTCCGGCGCTACGTATAGCCCGACCCAGAGATCGCGCCAATAGAAGTAGATGCGCAGCCGCTTCACGGCTTCCACCCCTTCATCCAGGCGAGGATGCTCAACGCTCGAAAGGTGCGCTCTGCCTGGGTCGCCATCAGTCGTCCGTCTGTTGTAGGTACCAGCGGTAGGCGGCGCGCACTGCGGTCAGGTGGCGCGAATGCCCAGCCGCGCTCTTGTCGCGATAAGAGGCGTTGACCTCGCGGCGCATCTCGAGCGGCAGCTCATACCAGTGCGTCCGACAGGCCAACTGGGAGCGCGCGACGAAGACCTCGCAGTCCGGCATCGGGCAGGCATGGTGCGTCGCGGCCTTCGTTTCTGGCATGCACTGAGCCTAAGCGGCGCCCTAGTGACACGTCAACAGCTAGCCGAGCTTGCTGTCGGCCTCGGTCATCTCGACGCCGTTCACGCTGTAGGCGTAGGTGGTCTGCTCGATCTTCGTCGGCGCGTCGAGGCCGTTCAGCTTCGCCCGGCGCTCGTAGATCTTCATGAGGCGGTCGACCGCAGCGAGCACTGGAGCGTCATCCTCCATCTCGCGCTCGAGCAGCTCATTGGTGACCGGATCGCGCAGTGGCAGGCCGGTGTCGATGTCGACGATCAACTGCCGCACGACGCCGTCACCGCGGACCATGACGTGCTTGGCCTTGAGTACGCCCATGACCGCCCGCTCGGCGGCGTCGAGCTTGCTGTTTTCCTGCGCAATGATCGCCTCGGCCGCTGGCCGCTTGATCGAGTCGGCAACCCTGTTGATGATCTGCGAGACGCGAGCCTGCGTGATGCCGACCTCTTGCGCGATCTCCCACTGCGACCAACCCTCGATCGACAGCGTCCAGACCCGCGCGTCGCGTTCAGCTCGAGCCGAAGCCGCGCCGCGCACCATACTGCGATCTTGGCCCTGACCCATATAAGCACTATAAATCTTCGTCCATCAAGGTCAACACAGCACGAAGGGTGACGGCCCCCTGCCAGGGCGTCACCCTTCGTTTTATCTACTCAGACCCAGCGATACCGTGGCGAAACCGCCGGAGTCGTCTGCAGTCTACTCGCCGTCGGCCTCGGCCTCGTCAGCGTCGCCCTCTCCGGCGCCGCTGTCGCCCGCCGACCCGCCGGCCTCAGGCTCGGCACCGTCGTGCGTCTCCACCGTCGCGTCGAATGCCGTTCCGCTCGCCTCGGCCGCGGTCACAGCCTCCTCAGGCTCTCCCATGATCATTTCCTTTCGTCAGCTGCGTACCATCGATCACGGTAGCAAAACCTTCGATCACGTCAAGTAGCGCCCGCTTGGCCGGCTGGCGCTTAGCGGTCGCCCTGGCCCATCCCAGCGTCTCCCACCGCCCGCCAGGATGCACCAGCAGCGCGCGAGCGAAGCGCCCATCCTGCCAGGCGCCATAGCCACGCTCGACGCCGCCGACCGGCCCGCCGCGGCGGAATCGCACCGTCACCAGTTCGTGAAATCCTTTCACGTCTGCGTGGCACGATCTGACGCATCGCACCAGCCAGCCATGCGCCCTGGCCGCCTCGACCACCTGATGAGCCGAGCCGTCCGTAGAATCTGAATCAATTTCATATCCCGGAACCAGCAGGACGAACTCGACCGGTTCGACCTCGACCGGCACAGCTGCGCGTGCGGCGATCCGCGCATCCAGCGCCGACCACCACATCTCCCGCCACCAGCCGGCGTGGGCGCGATGCGTGGCCAACCACGGCGCGGTCATTCCTCCCACACCCGTAGCGACAGCCCGGCCGGATTGTTGGACGTGGCCGGTCGTTTCTCGCTCACGATCCGCACCACCTGCACGTCATCGACATACAGCCGCGCATCGTCGGGATCGGTGCAGCCCAGCGCGTCGAGCACGTTGCGCTCGAGCTTGTCGAGGTCGCCGCACTGGCGCTGCGTCACGTCCCCGACCGGCAGGTAGAACACCAGCCCAACCACGATCCGCCCCGACAACGGCTCAGCTCGAGCGCGATCGGCCATGACCTGCCGGGCGACGTAGGCGACCTGCTGGCGCCAGCGATGCGAGGCCGGCGTATCCCGCACGACGCCGCGGCGCCCGTTGACCACCTGCACCGAGCCCTTTGTCTTCGGTCGCCCCGGCACGAAACAGTCCAACACCAGCCTCATATCAGGCCGACCGCCCGCCGCAGCCGCGCCAGCTCGCTTTCGCTCAACGGCGTTTCGCGCGGTGGCGTGTCGCGCGGTACCGGCGGACGCCCACGAATGCCCGTCCCTCTGTGCCGGTAGTTGTACTGATACACGCGATGCAACTCCCGACATTTGGCGCACCGGCATTTGTGCGCCCGGTAGCAGTGCAGACTGGGGTGTTTGTGTGGCGGCGGCACGGCTACCTCCGGAACGCCCATGCGGGCAGGTGCGGGTCGATGCGACCGCTGGCCAGACTCAGCGTGATCAGGTTGGACACCTCACCGGAGCGCGCCCCGTCCGGCACGATGATGCGCAGGCGAGACGCGAAGGCGCGCATTTTGTCGCTGGGCGGCTTGGCCCGCCAGCTGCGCTCTTTGGTCGCGATCATCTTCTCGCCCGACGTAACTTCGCCCTCGGCCCAGGCCATCGCGTAGGACAGATCGGCGATGCCGGTGGCCACCCAGACGCCGGTACCGACGCGGTCCTTGTGCATCGCCGTCACGTCATACGTGCCGGGCTTGAAGCCCGGCAGGATGGCGATATAGCGCTCACCAGCGGCAATGAACCAGACGCCGGCGCGCGTACGCAGCCACGCCATCGGCGAAGAGTGGAACAGATCCACTTCGACGCTGACCAGCGGGCCATCACGGTAGACCTCGTCGTCGGCCAGACCCAGCCCGCTCGCCGCGTCCAGACCCTCATCGTCCAGATCTTCGCCCAGCTCGCCCTCGACAGCGTCTTTCGTTGCCTGCCCGAACAGCGACACCACAGTGTGCAGACCGTGCAGCCTCGAGGCGCCGACCACGTCCAGCACCAGCGCCTCTGACTTGCCAGGGAACGGGCGCAGCACGCGACCGACGATCTGCGTGAACAGACCTTGAGATTTCGTCGGCCGAGCGATCACCACGCAGTCTGCGGCCGGCTCATCGAAACCCTCGGTGAGCACCATGCAGCCCGACAGCACCTGTGTCTGACCTGATCTGAATCGGTCGAGCACGGCGCGGCGCTCCCCCGGCGGCAACCCGCCGTGGATCAGCCCGACCGACCGCCCAGAGGACTCGATGGCGTCCCCGATCACCGTGGCCGAGGAGACCGTCGGCGCGAAGAGCAGAATCCGGCGCTCGTCGGCGTGCTCCGTGATGGCCTTGGCCACGGCGGTCGGCGCCATGCTGGCCTCGATCGCCTCGCCAAGCTCGCCCTCACGGAAGTCGCCGCCGGACGTTCGCACCTTCGAAAGGTCGAGATCGTCAACCTGCACATGCACGCCGCGCGGCCGCACCAGGTAACCCTCATGGATCATCTCGGCGATCGAGCGGGTATAGACCACGTCCTGCCAGATGTCGCCCAGCGCGGCGGAGTCGGCGCGGACCATGGTCGCCGTGAAGCCGACCGCCAACGCGCCGTTGCGCTCGAAACACCCGTAGTGCTCCAAGATGGTGCGATAGGTGGCGGCGGTGGCGTGGTGGCACTCGTCGACCACGATCAGCGACACGTCGCGCAACATCCGCCGGCGCCGCTCATCGCGCAGCGTCTGCACGGTGGCCACGATGACCCGCGGCAGCGTCTCCCATCGACCGGCCGTCATCACGCCGACGCGCAGGCCCGGCGCCACGGCGGCGAACTTCGCCACCGCCTGCTCGAGCAGCTCGACCGTGTGCACCAGCACCAGCACACGCCCCGGCAACACGTCGAGCCATTCGAGCCATTCTTTGGCCATATGGGCGAAAACGACCGTCTTACCGGCCGCCGTCGGCAGCACCACCGCCGGCCGACGCAGCCCGCGCCCACCCTCGTAGACGGAGGCCCACACAGCGTCCAGCGCATCCCGCTGATACGGTCGCAGAGCCAAGATCCGCCCTGGGTCGGTCACAGGGTGACCCGCACGCGCTCGTCGTACACCACGGGCGGCCCAGCTACCGGACGGTAGCGGCCAAGCAGGTCCTCGACCGACTCCAGATAGCGCACCTGGCGTACCGCGATCACCAGCCGCTGCGTCGCGATCTTCGACACCCTGGCCGTCCCGTAGAGCGCCGTCTCCTGATCAACCCGCGCCCTGGCGATCTCAAGATCGCGTAGCGCCCGTCTCATGTCCGCACTGTCCGCCATGCCTCGACCGTAGGCCGCACCTAATGACACGTCAAGAGGTCTGACGTAGGTAGCGTCGGGCGCAACACTCGTCCGGCGTTCCGTCAAGATCCAGCCTACCCCAGCACGGACACCACTTTGATCCACAACTGCGGGGCGACTCCCAGCACCGGCATGGATATGGGGCGTCACCAGAGGTGCCAGCGACGAGCCAAACGTGAAAGTTTTTCATACGATTTTCGACCTCTCTCACACCATGATCCATAACAGATAACACCACGGCGCTTATAAGAGCGCGCCGGTTGTTATGGAGTGCTTACAAGATCTTGATAACAACCCATGTTATGGACGTTTCCGCAGGTCAACCATGTTATAACATGATCTTCATAACAGCCCATAACACCTGTTGTTATGTCCCGTTTTGCGAGTGTATGTTATGCCCAGCAAGGTCAGCCTTCGTAGTGCTCTGGGCCACCTTGCACCCTCTTGTCTGGGTTTGCCGCCAAATCTTCTAATCCATCAAGTTCGATGAAGTAGAACGCCTCACGGCCCTGCGCCTTAGCGATCCGACCCCTCGCGATCAGCAGATTCCAGGCCCGACCGAACGCCGTCGTGACCGATCCGGGCGTCGCCCCGAAGTTAGTTCTTTCGATGGATTTGGCCTTGATCCGCGCGTACGTTTCGCCAGAGTCCGCGGTCTCCTGCATCACCGAGATGACCGCCAGTGCCCGTCGGTGCCCGTCCGGCAGCGCCACCGACGGAGCCACGAACCGCGTGCCGTCGGGCGCCTCGGCGGCGTCGTCGTTGGCGATGAGCACCACCGAGCCGGCGTACTCATTCATGGTCAGCAGGAGCGGCGGCGCCTCGGCCGCGTCTTTCTGTTTGGTGGTCTTCACCGAGATGGTCGCTCCGGTCTTCGACACGTCCAGCTCTGTGCCCATGGCGCCCCGCACGGCGGTGCTGCCGCGCCCGTGCTCGCCCCGAAGCCCGCGGTGGTGCACCAGCAGCACGCAGGCACCGGTCGCCGCTCTCAGGGCCTCCCAGGCGCCCACCGCCTGCCCCATGTCCTTTGCCGCGTTCTCCTCGAGCCCTTCGGTAACGCGCGCCTGCGTGTCCAGCACGATCAGGGCTGGCCGCCGCTTACCGCACCAGTCGACGAACGCCGGCCAGTCCGGACCACCGGTCTGTACCGGCGAGGTCAGCACCGCCACGTCGTGGCGCTCGAGGCCGGCTCGCAGCCGCCAGGCCTGCAAGCGTGCGTTGGCGCCAGCTGCGCCCTCGGCGAGCACATAGAGCACCAGCCCGCGACTGACTGTCCGTCCGTGCCAGGCTCGCCCGGACGCCACGCAGGCGGCCAGCTCGAGCGCTACGAAGCTCTTGCCGTGTCCAGACGGCCCGTTGATCCGGGCCAGGGTGTCGCGGTACAGAAAGTCAGCGACCAGCGGTACCGGCGGCGGCACCCTGGCCAGCCCCTCATCGTCGAGCACCTCGGCGTCAAAGTCGCGCACCTGCGCGCCGGCCGCCTCGATACGTCGCAGCGCCTCCGCGCGTACCGCCTGTCGCCAGACCTCGGTAGCCACGGCTACCTCAAACGGGTCGGCCATACCCGCAGCGCCCTGATCGTTATCGGACAGAACAGCCGCCTGTGCGGCGGTGGCGGCGCGGCGCTGCTCGGCTAAAAAATCGGACAGCCCGGCCGGCAGGCGCTCCCAGGGCAGGACGCTGCCGACGCCCTCGAGCGCCGGACGAGCGGCCGGCTCGCGGACGTGGCGCTGCACTTTGAGCCAGACCGACCATGCCTCGCCGTAGGTGAACGCTCCGTCGGTGTTGGCCTGCTCGCACGCCTCGAGGAATGCCGCCTCGATCTGTTCGGCGTCCACCCGCGCCCATGGCGCCAGCGCGAGCTCATAGAGCCGACAGCCGACCCGGAATGCCGTTTCGTTGCGGGTACCGGGCACCGCCTCGCGCATCCGGTCGAGCTCGGCCACGATGGCGGCCATGGCGTACCCGTGGCCTTCGACCGCTCCGTGCTCCGGCGCGACCGGTCGTACATATGGTCGAGGTCGGAGTAGCTCGAGCAGCCAGGACGCCGCCTCGGCGGTCATAGGCTCTGACTCACAGGTACCTCGCGATGTCATGGTCGGGATCGGTCAGCACGCGGTACGGCCCGCGCAGGGACACCGACGGCGGAGCCACGACGAAACCGCCGCGGCCCCGCACGTCAATGCCCGGCGGCAGGGCGCCGCGGCGGTTGGTCAGGTCGAAGCTCACGGCGGCCGACAGCGTGTAGTAGTAGTGGGTCCCGCCGGAGCCGGTCGACACGGTGTAGGTGTCGGGCAGCGGCCCGAAGCGCGCCACCAGCTCGGCGAGACGCTCGCTGCCGCCGTGGTCGGGGTCGACGTCGAGGACCCAGATGCCGCTAGCCGGGCCGGTGACGATCCCGACGTTGGCCGCCGGCCGCGCCGCCCAGGCCGCGAAGACGTCGGGCGCGGTGGACAGATAGTCGTTCTGCCACACGCGCCCGATGGGGTGTTTGCCGGGAGACGTGCAGTATTGCCCGTCCTGGCAGGAGCAACAGCCGGCGCTGACGTCGTGCAGTGCGATGACCTTCCAGCCGCGCTGTACGTACGCCGCGGCCATGGCCGACAAGCTCAAAGATTGCGACAAAACGACCTCCGTCCGGGCAGGGAACCGCGCGAGGTCTGGGCACGTGCCAGAGCTTGAAGCCTAGAGCCGCGCCGCCCCGCCGAGCCAGATGCCGGAGAGTTGGGCGCGTTGCCGACACGCCGAGGCGTTGACGCAGGCGAGCACGTTCGTGTCTGGCCACCGCTCGATCGTCACCATTACAAGCTGCGTGTGCTTCTGGGCGGTGCGGCAGGCCTGACACACTCCGTACCGGCTCACCTCGAGCACGTCCCCCGCCGCCGAGGCCGCGTCGCGCGTCATGACGACGCTCCGGCGAGAAGTACGTCTCTGGCGATGTTGAGTCGAGCCATCGCATCCTCGCTACCACCTAGATCGGGATGCAGGCGCTTGGCGGCCACCCGATAGGCGGCCATTACGCCGCCGCCGCGCAGCATGTCCACCTGCGAGCCCAGGCCGGCCCAGCGGCACAAGTAGTCCGCAGCCTCCACCCGACTCATCGTCGAGGGCGCCGCCTCAATCGCTAGCCAGCCGCGATACTGCTGGCCGGAGCTGGACACCCCGTAGCGGTCGACCGCCCGCAGCGCCTGCAGGGACAGCGCGATGGCGCGCAGGTTGTCGACCCAGTTGAGGTAGCGGTCCGTTGCGTAGGACAGCGGTCCGTGGCGGCTCTCGAAAGAGACACGGACGGCCGGCGAGTCGACCACGGCGCGCGCGTACAGCATGCCGTCCTGACGAATCCAGCGCTCGTCGGCGTCGACCTGGATAACGACGAGGGTGGCGCCGAGGCGCTCGGCCTCGTATTCAAGATCGCGTAGCGTGGTGGCGTAGGTCGTCCGGAAGCTGCCGCCCTTGCGCTCGGCTCCGGGCGTAGGTCCGCGCTCCGGCGCCAGCGGTCGGATCTGGTATCTCATGACGCACCACCGCTCAGCGCCGCCTCGGCCTCGGCGTCGCGACGACGGCTCTCCGCCTCCACCTCGGGTAGGCCGACGGCGATGATCGCGCGGATGATCTCGCCCTGCGAGATCTCGTCATGCTCGGCGAGGTCGTCGATGCGCTGGCGCACGGCCGGCTCGACCATGGCCACGATCTGCGCCGTGAGCTTGGCCCGAGCCGGCGTGGCGCGCTTCCCTCCGCGCTTGACCACTATCGGACGTCCGCGGTGCGGCATCCGACGCCGAGCGCCCTGCAAAGCGCCGACGGCCATGCACGCATCACCGGCCGCCACGCCGCACGTGCTGCAGGCTGCGTAGTTGGCCCAGTTGGTCTCTGCCATGGCGCTCACCATATGTTGACGTGTCACTAGGAGTCAACTACCGTAGCGGCCATGACTGAGCCGACGCCTCCGCAGCCCGACAGCCAGACCGGTCCAACCGAGCATCAGATCCAGCTGCGTTTCAATGCTCAGCCGACGCCGGGCCCTGACGGTAAGGCCTGGGTCGGCATCGTCTTCGCCTCCGGCCCGCTGATCGCCGATGTCCGCGTACCCGACGAGATGGCCGACGCGCTGGCCGACACCATCCCCGCGATCATCCACGAGGCGGCCGCCAACGCGCGGCGGGCGAACCTCGGCCTGATCATTCCCGGTAACGGCAACATACCCAAGATTGACCTGTCGAAGATGCGCGATCCGGGCGGCGGTCCCGGCCGTGGCTGACCGCGAAGTGCCGATCATCGTGAGAAAGGCGGAAGGCTGGCAGCCCGCAGGGGCGAAGCCCGGTACGCCGGAGTGGCGGTTGATGCACCTGCAGGCCGGCGACGATTTCCTGCGCCGAGCGGAGAAGGTTGAGGCCGTCGGCGGCGGTGGCGGCCCAGCTGCCGCTTTCCTGGTCAGCATGGCGGCCGCCCACTACACCGCCGCCAATGTGCGTTATCGGCCAGCAGCGCCAGAGCAGGAGGCATCCCCATGAGCGAGCTCGCTCCGCTCCGGCCGATCCTCGCCGACATCCTCGACGGCCTCGCCGTGACCAGATTCCAGATCAACACCATCGCAGGCGACGAGGCAGGTTTGCGCCTCTGGCGCGGCGCCGAGACGCTGCGCTGGGCGCACGACTTCGATGAGGAGCCCAGCTACGGCGAGCGCGACGAGCTCGAGCGCCTGCGCAGTTTCGTGAGCGGCGTCGAGGACATCCTCGGCGACAAGAGCAAACATCCCGGGCGCCAACTCAAGGCCGTCGCCGAACTGCTGTCGTGACCGCGCCGACCCTTCTCCGCGCCGACGCGCGGGCACTGCCGTTGGCAGACGCCAGCGTCGATCTGATCGTGACGTCGCCGCCGTACTTCGCGCTGCGCTCGTATACCGACGGCGGCGAGCACTACGCCGCGCAGATCGGGTCCGAGGCCAGCCCGACCGACTACATAGCCGCGCTGCTCGAGTGCACCCGCGAATGGGTGCGGGTGCTCAAGCCGACCGGCTCGCTGTGGGTCAACCTCGGCGACAAGTACTCGACCGGCAACAGTGGACAGTCGGGCATGGCAGCACTGGGCGAGCGCTTCGCTGGCGGCGGCCATTCCGAGGCCAAGGCCAAGCGCGCCAGTGGTCGCGTGCAGGGCATGGCGCCGAAGTCGCTTATCGGCCTGCCCTGGCGGTATGCGATCGGCTGCGTCGACCAGCTCGGCCTGATCCTGCGCGCCGAGGTCATCTGGTCCAAGCCCAACGGGCTGCCCGAGTCGGTCACCGACCGCGTGCGCCGCTCACACGAGCAGTGGTTCCACTTCACCCGCTCGCCGCGGTACTTCGCTGCGGTCGACGAGATCCGCGAGGCGCACGTTTGGGGCCGCCAGATTAACCCAGCATGGTCAGAGGCTCGCGAAGCACTAGAGCGCGATCGCACGCCGACCCCCCGCGGCAACTCACTAAAGACTCTCAACCCGCTCGGCAAGCTGCCCGGCTCGGTGTGGGAGATCGCTTCGCAGCCGCTCACCGTGCCGAAGGATCTCGGCGTCGACCACTTCGCCGCGTTCCCGATGGAATGGCCGCGGCGCATCATCCTCGGCTGGTCGCCGGCCGGTATCTGCACCGCGTGCGGCGAGGGGCGGCGGCCGGTTGCAGAGCGAGATGCGATCGACCCTCGGTACCTCGAGTCCAACTCGAGGCAGGAAGCGCACGAACGGCTAGCAATCCGCGGTGTGTCGAAGTCGAGCATTCTGCGAACTGGATTGCAATCGGGGCAATCGCCAGCGACCAGGATCACCGGCTACGCCTGCGCGTGCGCCGAGCCGACCGCACCGACCCGTCCGGCGGTGGTGCTCGACCCTTTTGGCGGTACCGGCACCACGGCGCTTGTCGCCTCGACCCTCGGCCGGCGCGGCATCAGCGTCGACCTGTCCGCCGACTATCTGCGCCTAGCTCGGTGGCGCACCACCGACCCGAAACAGGTCGAGCGCGCCTCACGCCCGGCCAGGCCGCGCAGGCCTGAGCCCGAAATCATCCCACCACCGCACGAGATAGGCGAGCGCAGAATGATCTATCAATCGGTACCGTGGTGGGCGCTGTCCGGCGGCGACATGGTCTGGCTGCATGAGCAGCTGTTCCGCGTTGCGCAGCGCACCGATCCGGCCGCGCTGACCCTGCTCGACAGGCTCGATCGTCCGTACACGATGACGGTGGCCGTGCTCGAGCTGTCCGCGCCGATGGCGACCCGCGCCGTACCGGACATCGTCGACGTCCTACCGATTCTATTCGACGCCTTCCCGACGATGCAGATCATGGAAGATGCCTCTTGACAACCTACTAACTTTCTACTAGGTTTGGCTCATGACAGTTTCAGCGAACTACTACGGAGCAGGCAGCATCGAAGCCGATGTCGAAGCGCTGAGAATCCTCCGCACGGCCGCCATTGAGTGCCCGTCATGCGGAGTTCAACTCAATCCGGACGGATCGGTCGACAACCTACCTGACGAGCCAGCCGAGCATTACGGCGACTGCGCCGCACCGGTAGCGTCCGACAAGTGAAGATCGGCAGTCTGTGCACCGGATACGGCGGCATCGAGATGGGGTTAGCCCTGGCCGGTGTCGCCGTTTCCGTTGCCTGGGTCGCCGAGATTGATCCCGACCTGGCCGCGCTGCATACCGCGCCGAACCTGGGCGACATCACGGCGGTCGACTGGGCAGCGATCAGATCCGGTCACGGCCCGATCGACCTGCTGACCGCCGGTTTCCCTTGCCAGCCGGTCAGCGCGGCCGGTCGCCAGCGGGGCGAAGACGATCACCGCTGGCTCTGGCCATACGTACGCGACGCCATCGCAACCCTGCGACCGCCGCAGGTGCTGCTCGAGAATGTGCGCAACCTGATCAGTATCGGTAAGGGTGCTCTCTGGGAAGGGATCCTTCACGATCTGGCCCACCTCGGTTACGACGTGCGCTGGCTCACCCTGGGCGCCTGTCATGTCGGCGCCGCGCATCATCGACACCGTGTCTTCGCCCTGGCCACGCTCGCGACCCGTGACGGCTGGCTCGGCGGCCTGCCCGCGCAACACGTGGCGACCTCGACGTGCGGCGCCAAGGCCGGCGCTGTCCTGCCGACACCGGCCGCCGTCTCGTACGGCAGCAATCAGGGCGGCGCGGCCGGTCGAGTTGGACCGGTCCGGCACTCCCTCGACTCACTCGCGCGGCTCGACCTGCTGCCGACACCCGCCGCCCGCGATGGCGACCACCGTGGCGAGGGTGACCAGCGGTACTGGTCGGCGCGCGCCGAGACGCGCACCAACGGCATGCCGCTCGGCGCCGCCGTCGCACTGCTCCCGACGCCGCAGAGTCGAGACGGGCAAGGTCGCGGAACGCCGAGCGCCGAGACGGCCGAGGCGCGGTTCGACGCCGGTCGGCGCAACATCGACGACGCGCTCGCGCTGCTGCCGACGCCGACCAGCAGCGAGCACACGGGCGCCGGGTACGCCGCTGACGGTGGGCTGAATCTGCGCACGGCCGTCACGCTGCTGCCAACGCCACGGGCGGGTGACGCCGCGCTCGGCGCGAGCTACCACAACAACCGAGGCGAGCCCGGCGCGATCGCGAGCGCCGTACAGCCCGAGCACTGGGGTCGGTTCGCCGAGGCGGTCGCGCGGCATGAGGCGATCTACGGTCCGGCGCCCGCGCCGACCGAGCCGAACCGCAACGGGGCGCCACGTCTGGCGCCAGCCTTCGCGGAATGGCTGATGTGCCTGCCGGCCGGCCACGTCACGGCGAGGCTCGACCGCGTGCCGGCGCTGCGCGCCATCGGTAACGGCGTCTGTCCGCCACAGGTCGCCGCCGCGTGGCGGCTGTTGACCGGCGAGCCTGTTGACGTATCACTAGGTGCAGAGGTAGGGTCGGCGACCATGACGCAGGAGCAGGCAGAGCAACCCACATCACCAACGCGCGCGGCGGATATAGCCTTCATCGCCGACCGCGCGGCAGACCAGTGCCGCGCGATCTGGGCGGCGCACGACGCAGCCGACCAGCAGACGCCTGACGCCCGACTGCACGCCGCCGGGCTGGTCGCCGCGCTGCACCGCCTCGCCGAGCTCTGGCGCGCCGAGGCCGAATGGTGGCAGGCCAGCAATCGCAAGGGTCGCGTGTCGACCGCGCAGGAACTACGCCAAAGCGCCGCGCGGCTGGCCGGCGTGGCGGTCAAGCTCGAGCAGATCGCGCAGGTCTACATGGAGTCGATCGATACGGCGATCGACAAGGTCATGAAGCTCGACCAGCCGCCGCAGGTGCGCGGCGTGCTCGGCGGCGCGGTCGAGGACTACCTGACCGGCAAGACCGACACCTATCAGCCGACCGACCTCCGCCCAGGCTGGGCGAGCGGCGACACGATCACCGTTCCGGTCGTTCCGGCCGAGGCGCCTGAACACAAGATCGGAGACACGGTGAACGTGGCCGGCATCGACTTCACGAAGATCGGCAATGATCCGTTCGCAAAGACGCCCTACATCGAGCGCCCCGACGGCATCGCCGAGGCGCTGGATCGCGCGGTAGACACGCTGCACGGCACGACGCTCGAGGCCGACGCTCCGGCCAACCCGTTCGTCGCGCCCGGCGCGCCGTCGTCGGCTCCGGTCAAGCCGTGCAGTTGGGGCGACCTGAGCCAGATCGCCGAGCGACGCGCTGCCGTCCGCGAGCACTTCTCACATTCCGCCGTGTCCACCTATGAGTCCTGCTCACTGCAGCTGCTGCTCAGCGACGCCAGCCGCGAGGGCGCTTTGCCGCCACGGCGGCCCGCATGGTCGCTGGTGGGCGGCGGCGCGTTCCACAAGGCCATCGAGCGGATCGAGCGCGACTACCTGCTCGGCATCGTCTGGCCGCTCTCCGGCGTCGAGACGCTCTGGACCGAGGTTTTCGAGGCGGCCATTGTGGAGCAGCGCGACAGTACGCTGCTCTGGCCGGTCGAGACGTGGTATGCCGCCAACGGCGGCAAAGAGGGTTACGACTGGTGGCGCGTCGAGGGTGGCGACATGATCCGCCGCTACATCGACCACCACGACGCCCAGCGCCGCGCCGCTTTCCCCACGCTGCACGTCAGCGAGGCAAGCGTCGCCAAGGGTGTCATGAGCGTAGTACCGGTGATCGAACTGCCGTTCACTATGGACGTCGAGGGTGTGCAATCGCAGGGTTTCATCGATTTCGCCGTGCGCGGCGCCAGTCAGCACGACTGGGAAGAGCTGACGGTCATCGACTGGAAATCCGGCCGCCAGGAGCCGTCGGAGCATATCCAGATGGCGGAGTACGCCTGGGCGCTGCACAAGCTGCACGGTCCGGCGCGTGGCCCGATCTGGGGTAGCTACTGGATGGCGCGAAAGGGTGAGTACACACCGCCGGTCAACCTGCTCGCGGACTATCCATGGGCGGAGGTCGCCTATCGGTTCCGCTCGGCCGCTCGAGGCTACGCCGCCGGCGTCTTCACCCCGCACGTCACCAACCTGTGCGTCGCCTGCGGGTCGCGTGCCTCCTGCCCGGCAGGCTCGCGATGAGCGCCATATCAGACGCACAACTGCCGCCCAGCATCATCTACGGCGACGTGATCGCCACCCGCGTCGAACCGTCCGTTGTGATCGAGAAGGCCGACCCGTACACGAAGATCACGCTCGAGGCGCTACAGAGCACGCCCCGATGGTCGGTGCACATCGACGGTGACCTCCTGCATCTGGGCAGGATGGCCGACGGCACGGCTGTGGCCTACCGCGTGACGGGCTGGGATTCTGTCGAACGCGTGCTGCTCTGCGAGCGTGTGTCATGAGCGCCTACCAGGACGCCCTGACGCTGCTGGCTCAGGGTGACGCCCAGGCCACGCAGCTTATGCAGATGCTGCGCGAGGCCAACGATCCGACCAGCAGCCCTGACGACGTCGACGCGATCGAGGTTATCGTCTCCCACCTCGCCATGACCCAGATTGTTCTGGTGGCACAGGTGCATGCGATCCTCGCCGTCGCCGACGCCATCCGCGACACCACCGGAGGTAAGTCATGACCGATGCACGCGAGCGGCCCAGCGTGGGCCGAATGGTCCACCTGCAAGTCGAAGATTGGGAGGTAGGCGCACCCTGCCACGCCGCGGTGATCACTGCCGTACAGACCCACGGCGACGAGGACACCGTGCACCTGACGGTTTTCCGCCCGGACGGCGTCGTGCAGCGCCACGAAGTGCGCCACCGGCAGACATCCGGATTCTCCGATGAGTTCGGAACAGAGAGCCGCCCCGCTGGTACCTGGCACTGGCCGGAGCGCGTCTAGCCTCTTGACACGTCACTAACTAGCTACTAGCGTCAGTCGCAACCGACATAGGGAGTCTTCAAATGCAGCCCAATCCGTTCGTTCCGCCGCCGCCGCCCGGCTCCGGCCTAGCTCCGCGCACCCGCGATATGGACGGATGCCTTGTGGCGTACCGGCCTACCCGTTTCGAGGCCAACATGCCCGGCCTGACTGCGGACGCGAAGCTGTCCGACCGCGTCACCGCCGACGTCTACATTCTGACCACGCCGGGAAACCGCGCCATCCAGATCGGCGGCAGCGAAGGCGGCGGCGGCAACGCGCCGCGCCCGCACTCGCACACCGTGGTCGCACCGGCCAAGTTCGACGGCGTCTGGATCAACTCGCAGGAGATCGTGCGCGCCTGCGCTCCCGGTGGCCAGATCGTCACCTCCGGCCTCGTGCTGGGTCGCATCGAGCGCGGCACGCAGGGCAACCGCCCGTGGCGTTTGATCTCCGTACAGGGCACGCCGGAGGAAGGGCAGGCCATCGCCGTGTGGACGGCGATCATGGCCGGTCAGGCGACCTGGAATGAGCCGACGCCCCTGCCGGGCTTCGCTCCGCCGCCGCCCGGACAGACCGTCGCCTACACTCCGCCCGTGCCGCAGCCGCAGCCCGTTGCTCCGGCCGCGCCGGTCTACCCGCAGGCCTACCAGCCGCAGGCCGCCAACGATCCACAGGCGCAGTTTCAGGCGTGGCTGGCCGCCCAGCAGGCCGCTGCCGCCCCACCGCCCATGCAGCCTCCCGCGCCTCCGGCTGTTGGTCCGGCGCCCGCTGGCTGGAACCAGGCCGCCTGGGAAGGGCTGCAGCAGGTGCAGCGCGATCAAGTGCTCGCCATGATGGCGGGCCAGCTCGGCGCTCCGCAGCCCGGACAGCCGAGCGGTATCTGAGCAATGAACATCCTCGACGCGATCGCCGCCGCCGCGCTGGACGCGATCGGCTCCTGACCTCGGGGGATCGAGCGAGGGGAAATGGTCGGACGACTGGTTCTCCGAGCGACGCGCTGCCGCACAATCAAAGGCGCGCGGCGTTCGTGACCGACCATCTCCCCTCGCTTGCTTATATATGTCACCGTTCGCTACCCCATCGATCGGAGCCTCGAAATGGACAATGACGGCGTATACCCGCGATTCGCCGACGCTCCGGTAACGGCGAGGGAAGCCGAGCTCGCCGAGGAGCGCGACCGCCTGCAGGCCCGGCTGAGCACCGCCACCGCCCACATCGACGAGTTGCGCGAGCAGCGGGACGAGGCGCGGGCCGCGGCGTTCCGACTCGCCGGACAGCCGCCGATGATCATCGGCTCGGAGCCTCGTCCGGGCGGCGGCACTGAACGTCCTGGCCGAACTGGTGCGACTCAAAGACGGGCCGCGAGACGCCGAGTATGAGCGCGCTAAGCCGGCGGCGTGGGAGGCGGCACGGGCGCTACTCCGCGAGCGGGCCGGGCGGGAGCTAACACCATGATCCGCTGTCCGTGGCTCACCCTGCGCGATCTCGCGTTGTGCTTCCGCCTGCTCATGCTGGTTGCGATTGCCGTGCAGGTCGCCGAGATGAGGGATGACCATGGGTGAGCCGCTGATCTTTGAGCGTCTCAACCGATCGGAGCGCCCGTCATGAACCGCGCGCGCCGCCGCCGCTATCGGATGAGCCGCTTCATGCGATGGTGGCTGGCATTCTGGTGTGAGACAACAATGATGGTCTTTGTGCTGGCGATCATCAGGGAGGCTCGATGGTAAGCGCTCAGCTCGACAAGCTCTACCTCGAGGGCGTGGCGGACGTGATCGGCGTCGAAGTGCGCACCGCCTCGAGCTACCGCACGCGTCGCCGCCTACCGGAGCCTGACGGGTACGACAACGACCGCGGACACGCCCGCCCGTGGTGGCTGCGCGATCGGATTCTCGCCTGGGACGCGGGCAGGCCAGGATCTGGCAATTGGCGCAAGTCGCCGCAGACCGCTCGCGATGTCGACGCAGCGTAGTGCCCGATTCGTTCCTGATCTTGCAGCTAGTTGATCTCTAGAGCATGATCTTTTACAGCCCGGCCTGCATTGTCCCGGTTTCCGCGTCAGCCGTTCGGCCGGACTTCGGAGCCGACCGTCGTCGGTAAGGGGTCAGATCGGGTACGGCCCCTTACACCGTCCACATTGGACGATATACGCGTCGTGAGACCGGCGGCGTTATGTCCGCAATGATTGGCATTCTCGCGCCTCGAATGCGGACCCCTATAGGTAGAGAGACTTTTTCCCGCAGGTCGCGCGGGCTTGCATAATGCAGCCCGCGCTGTACTCTGGGAATCAGGAGCGCAGAGCACCGCCGGACCACGGGGTCGGCGTGAGCACGGCTCCGGGGCCAGCCCGCCGCTGGCCAGATGGGATTGGAGACCCATCATGATCCTTTCCGAACTTAAGCGCCTGCGTCTGCTCGTCCTGGTTGTCGTCTGCATGGGCATCGGCTCATCAGTCGCGCTGAACGTGATGCACGCGCCGCACAATCTCGGTGCTCGCTTCGTTGCCGCCGTGCCTCCGCTGGCGGTCTTCGTGGTCATCGAGCTGATCAGCCGCATCCCGTCGTCCAGCAAGCTGCTGTCTGCGGGTCGCGTTCTGGCTTCCCTGGTTGTGTCGGGGGTCGGTGGTTCGGTTTCGTACGTGCAGCAGATGGCCTACGTTCGTCAGCTTGGGTACTCAGGGTGGATCGCAGTGGTCTTCCCCGCGTGCATCGACGGCGTAATGGTGGTCGCAACCCTGTCGCTCGTCGAGGTCGTCCGCAAGATCCGGCAGGTCAAGGAAGCCCAGAGCGCCACCCCGACAACAGCCGCGCAGATCCGGGCAGCGGCCGACCAGCACGAAGACGCGCGGACCCTGGCCTACCGCAAAGCGGCAGCGGAGCTCCGTCGGGAGAGTGCGGTTCCGTTGTTGAGCGCGAAGCCCCGCGAGTTGTCGGAGTCGCTGACAAGCTGATCAGTCCGCACCAGCGGGCCGGTTAGCCGCTCGGTACGGTGAAGCGAACGGCCCCCCTGTCTAACCGGCAGGGGGGCCGTTTTGCGTTCAGGGCTCGGCTAGGAGCCGTCGGAGCAGCGCCGCACAGGCTGCAGCTTCCACTTCACGCCGGACTCACCGCCGTTCCGTCATCCCACACGTTGCCCGACCAGACGTTGCCCGTGCGGCCGGTGGCAAAGTCGGTGATCGGCCCGAAGGGCCCACACTGCCCGCCGGAGCCGCGCTGGTACACGTTCTCCACAAACACCTGGTTGGTGGCGTTGGTCGGGTCGTTGCTGTACGGCTTGCCCGGGGTCGCGCCGCCGTACGAGCAGTAGGACACGGTCGGCGAGGCGAGGAGCAGGTTGCGCCGGATCGTGTTGTTCTTGATCGGCGCGAAGTCGGGGTAGCCGGTCAGATCGGCCGAGCATCCCAGCGAAGTCGCGTCGTTCACGATCGGGAAGTCACAGACGAGGACGTTGTGCGTCGCCGTGGTGCCCTGCTCTTCGCGCAGCCCGGACCCATGCTGCGCGCCCTGCAACTGCTGGCCGTGCAGCCATGAATCGGTGACGCCGCAGGTCCGGGCGCAATACATGGAGCGGTTGCCGCCGCGGACCTCGACCCTGATGGCGGTGAAATTGTGGTCGCCGATGCACAGGCACTGATCCCGCGCGCCGTTGACCACCGTCGAGTCGGTGATGGTGAACGACGCCGACGAGGTGGCCGAGTCGGTGACGTCGGTACCGTTGAGCATCGACATGCGGATGACCACGTTCGCGGCCTGAATGTCCAGCGTCGCGCAGGTCACCAGTTGGTGGTCGATGACTGTTCCGGCGGCGGTGATGGTGCACGGTCCGGTGTAGCTGGTGAGGACCGCGCCGGCGGGAACGCCGGTGTTACCGGGTCCGGGCCAGCAGCCGCCCCACGGGTCCGCTCCGCCGGGCACGTTGGTGCCAGCCACCGGGCAGCCGCCAGTCGGACTGGGTGACGGGCTGGGACTGGGTGTGGTCGGTGTCGGCGAGGGTGTCGTCGGGGTTGGCGACGGCGTATCAGTCGGGCTCGGGCTCGGGCTCGGGCTCGGCGACGGTGACGGACTGGCCGTCGGGTTGGAGACCGCCACGCAGTCAGTGAGCCAGTTCTTTGCCCTGCTCGACAGACCGGAGGTGCCGGCTGCAATGCGGGCCTTGCACCACGCGTTGAGGTCGTCTCCGGACAGCCCGGCCGGCACCGTGATGTCGACCGGCGCGGCGGACAGCGGAGTCGGCGCCGAGCCTCCGCCGCTGGCGACCAGGATGGAGAGCGTCACGACGGCGGCGATCAGCGCAAGCACCAGCGCCGTATAAATCGCATTGAACCGAGGAAAAATTCTCATTACACGTATCTCCGAGCAGTGTAGAAGCCGTACAGAGCTCGGATCGACACCTTCGCGCCCGAGTGTGGTGCCTCGACGATCTGCCCGTTTCCGATGTACATGACCACATGGCCGAGGCCTGAATACGGGAAGACCAGATCGCCCGGACGCAGATCGGAGCGGGACACGTAACGCCCGTAGTGGCTCTGCTCCGCCGCGTTGTGCGGCAACCGTATGCCGACCGATGCGTAGGCGGCCATGGCAAGCCCGCTGCAGTCATAGGTGTTCGGGCCGGCGGTGCCCCATCGATACCACTTGCCGACCTGGCGGAGCGCGAAGGCGACCGCGCGATCAGCCGCGCTGGAGCTGGCCGGAGCTGGCGCCGGCGCTACGGCGGCGACGGACGGCCGTGGTGCAGCGGGCTTACCCGTGCAGACCAACACGATTCGGTCGCCTGGCCAGATTCGGTCGGGGTTGCCAATGCCGGAGGCTGCGGCGAGCGCAGGGTAAGCCGCAGAACTGCCGCAGAATCGGGCCGCAATGGCGCTGAGCGTGTCGCCAGCCACTACCCGGTAGGTCGGTGTGGTCAGCGATTCTGTGACCGCTACGGGGCGTACAGCGGGCCGTGGGCCCTCAGCAGGCTCCGCTCTCAGCACAACGGCGGCCGGCGGAGATTGTGTCTCCGTTGCGGCCGCCGCGTGCACTGGCGTTGCGCTGAGTGTAGCCATGCAGGTGAACAGTGCCGTCAGCGCGAGCGCGCCCTTTCGTATCATGATCGCTCCGGGGTGCCGACCCAGGGCACACGTGCGCACCTCGCCACGGGCCGAAAGGCAATCATGACCGACCCGAGCTCAGACCTGGATCTATGGACATGAAGCCTCGACGGTACCGGAGCTACTAGCTTGGCGGAACTACCCGCGTGGTGCGTTTGCTTCAAATGGTGCTGATCAAGCGCTGGGCGGCCGGCGCTGTAGCGTGAAACCGATCGGGCTGGCGCCGGCCAGCGCCATCAGAAACAGGCCGAGAAACAGCAGACTTACCCGGCCGGCGTCGACGCCGGCCAGCTGCAGAACAAAGCCCACCGCGAAGACGATGGCCGCGAGGATCATGAGCATGGCTACTCCCTAGGCTGGCGGAGGCGGACCCGGATTCACGGTCCGCTCGATGGCGGGCGCGATGCCGGTGGGGTGCCACCAGAGCCGATATGAGGCGAGCGCGGCGCCCGCGACGATCAAGGCGGCATGTACCCAGGTCACGCCGGTCAGTTGCCCCGTCAGGAGCGCCGTAACCCCTCCGGCGACGATCGACACCGCGATGGCGACGACGCCTTTGAGCCATGACGGCCAGTTCACCCGATTGACCGCGGCGACCACGGCGGGCAGCAGGGCGCCGACGATCAGTGCCCACATGTCAAGATCGCTCATTGGAACTCTTTTCTCGTCTAGCTGCGAATAGGACATAAAGGCGCCAGCCGAAGACGCAGTCCTGAGCCAGCAGAACGACCACGACGAGAAACCACGGCACCACGACGTGAAACAGCGCGAGCATCAAAACGACGTCGAAGCCGACCGCCACCCACGCCAGTCCTGCCTGCAGCCAGGCCATCGACGGCGTTTCGTTGCGGCGCGGATCGCCATAGGCGGCCACGAAGGCCAGCCCGAACGCCAACGACAATCCGATCAGCAATCCGTAGACCAGTTTTACGCGCCGCCTCGCTCTTCCCGCCGCCGCCGTTGGTTCAATGATCTCTCAAACTCGCGCGTGTACCGCCGGGCGCGCTGGGTCAATTCGGCCGCAGTGCGCTCCGTGCGTGCAACGATGTCGCCCAGATCCTCGGCATCACGCAGCGAGGCCTCGGCGTTGACGTTGGCCTGTCTGGCTGCGTCTCCGTTGCCGTGCCGGTGCGGACTCCACCACGGCCACCACTTCATCCTGTATCCCGTCGCCGTAGGTCAGCGGTCATGGTCTGAAGTAGCGCCATCATCTCCCGCTGCGACACCGCGAGCTGCTCGACGGATGTGATCAGTTTATCGAAATGCCCAGTAAGCACCGTATTTGCCTCGGCCGACATCTGGGCGGCCGAGCGCCAGTCGTCGGCGCGCCGACGCTCCGATGTGATCGCGATGCGGGTCATGGTGACGACAAACCCGAGCAGCGCGGCAGCGGCGCCGGCGGTGATCAGGTTTTCGAGCATCGCCGGCGCCCTCGCGTTCTGTTGTGCTGGCTACTGAGACAGGCGGTTGTGCAGCTCGTCGGCGACCGCCTCGGCGATCTCTGTCACGGTCGGTCCGCTAGACCCGCCGCCGGCCGGCGGCAGCGCTGCGACCACGGCGGCCGCGACGTCGGCGATGAGCTTGGCTCGGACGTCGGCCTTGTGCGGCCCGAACGTGCCCGGACGCCACTGTCCGTTTGCATACGGGTCATGGTTGGGATCGTTGGGGTTGCCGTTGGCCGTGCCGATGCCGGCCGCCACCAACATCCGGCCGACTGGTCCGACCGGATCAACGATCGCCTCATAAGACCAGCCGCTCGCGCTGAGCGTGTCGGGCGAGATGACGAACTGGCCGCCTTCTGGGTCGATGAGTCGGAACATTTCGGCGTTTCCCTTCGGTGCTGTCGCTGTTGGCGCAACGCCGAGCAGCGTGCGCAGATCGTTGATCGTGCCGCGGAACGCGTTCGCGTCGCATATCGGCTGCGTGCCGATGGTCAGCTGCGAGCCGTACTGGAGAAGGGCGGGCGTCTGGCCGCTGTAGGCCGTCCATCGCGAGCTCGCGTCTCCCGGATATGCGGCGGGATAGTGAGCGACTGGATTGCTGCCATAGTTGGCGTTCCAGAGCGGCGCTGGGCTGCCCGTGAGCTGGTCGCCGTACTGTCCGCGCGAGGCGTACAGGATGACCTTTTTGGGCTGAGCTGCGATGAGCTGCCGGGTGAACTCGAGGCCGGTCGCCGCGGTGACGTGGTCGTATGGCCAGTTCTCAAGGTCGACCTGCAGAAAGAATCCCGGGAACGTGCGCCACCACGGCGCAACCGCGTCGAGGTAGCTCAGGAAATAGTCGACCTGCTCGGCCGGGCTGGTCGAGCGGACGACGTGGTAGGCGCCGACGAACTCCATGCCGGCGTCGCGCGCTCGAGCGACCGCCTCGCTGGAATGGGTGTGCTTGATCCAGGTGGCCTCGGTGAACTTGTGCGTGAAGCCGACGATGCCGTCCGCCGCAGCCGCGCGCAGATCCATCGGGCCGCGGTCCCAGTCGTAATCGCTGGCGTCCCACAGGAACAGGGTCATGGCTGCACTCCTAGGCTGTGTAGTACGAGCCGCAGACGATGAGGCCGTCACCGTTGCCCCAGGTGAACGGAGCGGTCGCGGTGATGTTCGTAACGGCGCTGATGGTGCTCTTGTAGAAGATCGTCACCGTCGAGCCAGAGAGCCTCGTCTCGGCCGGCCACTCCGCCAGGCCAGCGTCGACCGCCACGGCGACCGTCGGGAACAGGGTGTTGCCGGTGAATGCCCAGTCGGTCGACGGCGCCACCGGCAGCGTGAAGGCCGGAGCTGTTCCGATGGCGCTTCCCGCGCCGAGCATGAAGCTCCACAGGAAATCTACCGATTTGCCGAGCCTGCGATAATTGGCGACCTGGGTGCCGCCAGTCGTGGTGATGTTGCTCAGCGATGGCACCCACGGAGACCACGAACCGGTGAGCGCCGAGGCGATGTCGGCCAGCGTCGACAGGGCCACCGCCCGCACCTTCGCGACGACGAAGGTGGGTACGGTGCCAGTCCAGTCACCCATCGTTACTCCCTCACAGGGCTAGGACGCCGGGCGTCGCGAACTCGATGGGTGTCGGCTGCCCCGTGGCGGCGCTGGTCGCAGTGTGCGCCATGGCGGCAGTGCCCAGCACGCCGCGGGTAACCGCGAGCGTCTGCGGGGTGAGCGCCGTCAGATTGTCCCAGTGGGTCGAGAAGGGCGTCGGGTTGGTCCAGCCGCCAGGGACCGATGAATAGAACGTGATGTACCCAGGTGCGGTGACGTTGACTGCGGAGAGTTGGGAGAGCCAAGCGGTCGGCTCAGGGTCGCCCGACCTGTACGCCTTCATGCGCGCGATGCGTCCGAAGGCGGAGATCCGCACACGGATCACGTCACCCGGGCTAACGTTGGAGATCGAGTGGAATACCGGATCGAACTGGGTTTCGGCGTTATTAATGACTTCGTGCAGGTTTGCCGTATAGCCACTACCCGCAATGTCGAAGATGCGGAAATCGAGGTAATTACCTCCGACGACGCGAGTGCGCATGCCGTATTGACCGGTACCGGCGCCAGTGCTCGCAACCGGATCGATGTCGAGATAGAAGTCAAAGTCTGAGCACGTGATATTCATTTTCACTTCGACGGTGCTCGGCACTGCGGTGTGCTCGGTCAGTCCTGTAGTCCCGTCGGTCCTGGCGTTGGCGTTGGCGTCGTACGTCTGGCCGCTGTCCGCCGTGCCCCAACCGCCGGCCACCACGCGCGTAAAGGTGTCGGCCATCCCCGACGCCGCGCCGTTAATGATCATCTTTTCGCCGTCGATTCGTATGACCGCCCGACCGCCGTACCAGTCGTCAGAGTCGATCGACAGCGAGGGAGTCGACGAGCCGAACAGCGTGAGATCGCCCGAGGCCATGTCGTTATTGAGCATCCATGTCTCCGGGATGGCGTACCCGAGGAACTCGTCGCTGTCGCCAGAAACGGCCGCCGACCGGAATATCCGGTGCGGGCTGAACGGTGACAGGTTGAGATCAACATCCCAGACCTTCTGGTCAAAGCTCTCCGTGTAACCCTCGAGCACCTGGTCGATGTCGTCCGGCGGCTGGTCGGCCGGCGGATGCAGGATGCGTATGCGAGCGCCGATGTCGCAGGCGAGCCAGGCCGATATCAGCGGCGTCGCCGCCAGACGTGCGAAGTTGATCTTTACCGACGGGTAGCGCGACTCGTCCACCGTGCCATGAACCAGTCGATAGCTGGCCTGGATGGCAAGATCGGGATAGTCGGCGAAGGTGTTGACCTGCCTCGAGGTATCGATCTTGCCAGCCTTGCCGGTGCCAGCGCTGCCCGCGGTCTGCACCTGGCGGGAGAATGAGCCGGTCACGCTGCCGTTGATTCTGGTAACGGTGACATCGTTGCGGATCAGCTGATCATCGTCGATAGGCGTGAAGTCGGGCGACAGCTGGCCGAGCGCGTTGTCCAACGTGAGATCCGGCGCCTGATTGGTGAACGCCGAGTTGACATAGAGCGTCAGGACGCCAGTGCGGTGCTCGGTCAACACACCGTTGTCGGCGTCGCGGGACTGGCGAGCCACGTTCAGGAACGTGTCGATCGCCCACGGTCCCATGGAGATGAGCTGCGGGGTGCCCACGAAGGCGATCGGTACGCCCTCCTGGGCGCACAGCGTGGCAAGGTTGCTGGTCGGAAACCCGCCATTGAAGCCGCTCAGGCTGGACTGCACCATATTGGCGGCGGCGCTGATCGCGCCCACAACTCCGCCAAAGCCGCCGTTGGCATGGATTGAAGCCATGCCGAAGGTGACGCTTGGCAGGTTGGGATCGGGCGTATGGCCGACCGAGGTCACCGATCCGAGACTGGCCAGGGCGACCGCCCCATTGCTGCCGAGGCCGCTGCCGCTCTCGATCCTGGCCGGCACCCAGAACCAGGCAAAATCGTACGATCCAGGTACGCCAGCGGTCGGGACCACGGCTAGGTTAAACATGAATGGAATTGCGTAGAAATCTACGTCTGCGGCGATGGCCTGGGCGTTGCCCGGTAGCAGTTGCGTGCCGGACGAGTTGAACGCTTGGAGCTGTAGCGTCGCGCGTCCTGGCGTGCTGGTCGGGTTGAGCGTCGCAGTCCAGCGCACCGCCGTGCCGTCGGTGGTGAAGTCGAACAGCGTGACGGTGGTGGAGGGCTTAGTCGGCACGTTGAGCACGGTGCCCAGCCGAAACTGACTCATCGGCGCCGGCGCCGTGTAGTACCCACGAACCGCGTCGCCAGTGGCCAGCGCGAACGTTGGCAATGGCAATGTGCCCTTGGCGGTGCCGTCGGCTGCCCTCGTCGGCGTACCCGCCACGACGAGCGGTTGCTGGTCGGAGAAGTACGACGCGAATTGACTCGAGGCCGCTCCGTCCTCCATCGGCCAGAACGCGACGATATCCGTGAGCGCCGCTTTGCCGCGCACCACCGCCGAGCGGATCGGCGTCGAGCCCTGGCCGAGGCGGCGCGTGATGCCCTCCGCGACGATGCTCACGTATTTGAACTTTCCGGACGTATCTGACTTCAACGGCCATGACGGCACGAAGCCGATAAACCGTGTCCTCGCGCCGGTACCGGGATCGATGTCGACCCGTAGCGGCGTATTGCGGCCGAACTGTCCGAACCAGGGCCCGGCCGGGTTGCGCGGCGAGAAGATCCCCGGGATGTTGTACGGAGGGATGGCGAAGTTTTTCAGCGTCAGCGCGCAGGAGCTCGGCGGCGCCTCTGACTGCTCGTCCTGGCGGCCGCGCTTGATAACGATGCGATTGGCCCAGAGCACATAGGCCGTGATGTCGGTCCAGATGTAGGTGGACGGGTTGGCGTTGGGATCGGCGCCGAGCGCGATATATACCCGGATCGCCAGATTTGTGCCCGGATAGGTGACGACGGGCAGCGAGGTCGAGTTGGTCGTATCGCCGCCCAGTCCGCCCGCGGCCGCGTCCCTGCCACCGTGGCCGTAGCCACGGTGAATAGCGCGACGGATGCGCAGCGAGCGGGTGGGCGTCGGCATCAGTTCAGGCTCTCGAGCGCGTAGTCATGCACGAGAATCGAGTTGCTACCCGAGTTGACCGACCATTTGCCGAAAAAGTCGACCACGTTGGCCACGGTCGAATCGAAGCCCGTACCGACCGCCGGCGCGCTCGCCTGCCACGGCAGTGCGCCGATTCCGCCAGCACTCTGCAGCGGTGAGCCGATGACGGCCTCCGACTCCCAGACGCCGTTAGCCATAATGTTCGCCGAGGTGCCCGATCCGACCGCGCGCACCGTCAGCAGTAGCTCGAGCCACCAGGACGTGTTGGTCTTGGCGACGACGTTCAGCGCGAAGGCCTGCGAGGTCGTCACGATGATCGGAGTCGAATTGAACCGCACGTCGAGCGTGAGGGTGCCGGGCGTGGTGACCACGGTCGAGATGCGCCCGTGCGCAGTGATCCGAAACTTTTTGCCGATCACGTCGATGAAGTTAGCCGGCAAAGTGTATTTGGCCTGCCCCAGCAGGAGTGATGTAGCCGTGGTCGAGGCGGACAGCGCCGGGCCGTCGGCCTGCTGTCCGATCAACAGATTGGCGTAGCCGTCAGATGGCATGAGGCGCCTTTCTCAGGATGCCGTAGCGGTGGGTAGGTTGGTGATACCGAGGATGTCCGGACGGCCGCCCTTGGCCCGTACAGCCTGCGCAATGAGCCAGATAATCGCGTCGCCGAGCTGCGAGCCGTCAGAGCCAACCGTGACATGCATGTTGCCGCCGCCACCGCCGCCCGCGCTGGCCATGCGCATCGAATCGCCGTAGCTGTGCACCATCGAGCCGTACGGCAGGTCGAGCAGCTCTGGCCCGTCCTCGCCGACCCAGGTGCGGCCGCCGCGCTGGCCACCACTGGCCGCCCCTATGATGCCGCCGCTGCGGTTGCCGCGGTTGACGCGGTGCGCCTCGACGTCCGTCTCGTGGATCTGCTGTAGCGCCTGCTGGATGTTCGTTTTGACCGTTATTCCGATTTCCTTTGGAATGAGGTCAATTGAGGCGGTGACCTGATCGAGCTGGTTGACGTACTCCGCCGCGGCCTGCGCGTTCAGGCCAAGCGCGGTCAGTTGCGCCATGAGCTTCTGTTTCAGGCCATCGGTCGACTCATTGTTTTCGGCGAGCTTGACGGCCAGGGCCTCATAGTCGCGGACGAGGTCGCGCACGGAGGCGGCGTTGTCGCGTCCGGCCTGCGTGTTGCGATCGAGCGTGCCGGCGCCCTTTTCTCCCGCGTCGCGCTGATCTTTGAGCTGTTTCGTGAACCGCTCGATATCGTTGGCGACCTTGTCTTGCGCCTCGCCCATGGCGAAAGCGTCGTCAATGATGCTTTTAAGGCTCTTGTCGAGATCGTCGAAGCTGGTCGCCGCCGCCGCGGCCGCCGCGCCCAGTGACTGCGTCGGGCCGGTGGCGTCCTCAGTGGCGGCCTTGTATTGCGGCAGGGCGCTGATGAGCGTATCGACCGACACGCCCATTTTGTCGGCCATGTCGTGAATGATCGAGAGAGCTCGCGCGCCCTCGCCGTTGGCCTGCAGCTGGGCGAGCGAGGCGTCGAACGCTTTCACGCGCTCGGCGTCCTGATCGAACGAACCGCCCAGGCCGACCAGTGATGCCGACGTGATGCTGATGTCGTTGAGCACCTTATTGAAGCCGGACGCCGACGCCGTCTGTAGCGCGTGGGTCAGATCATCGGCGTTGTCGCCGAAGACGCGCGCGCCCTCGCCCGCGAGTTTGGCTTGGCCATCCCACTTCTCGAGTGAGCGTGTCGTGTCGTCGATGTTGGCGGCAAGTGGCTTCCATACGGTCTCATTGAGCACCGTGCCAGCGATCTGCAGCGCCACGAACGCCGCGGCCATCTTGCCGACGCCGACGATGGCGCCAGCCGTCGCCCGCTGGAAAGCGCTCGTACTGAGAGACATTTCGAGCAGGGCGGCCCTGGTCGCCACGATGCGGGGCGCCAGCACCAGCAGCGACGCGGCGAGCGCGCTTACGCCGGCCACGACAATCGTGATAGGTCCGGGCAGCGTCTGTACTGTGCGCGCGAATCCGACCAGCACGTTCTGACCGAACGCGACGACGGGCAGGAACTCTTTACCGATGACGGCCTTTGCGTTCTCCACCTCGGCGGTCGCGATGCGGGTAGCGTTAGCCAGGCCGGTCGAAGTGTCGGCAAAATCGCCCTGCGTGGTGGCCGTCTGCTCCATGATCTCTTTGAGCGTGGCCGTCGCTTTGTCCTGCATGGTCAGCTGCGAGGTGGCGGTCTTTCCGGTTGCGGCGAGCGCTTTCTGCTCGATCGTTACGGCGTTGATCGACACGCCAAACCGCCGGATCGGCTCCGTCTCACCGCGCAGCGCCGCCTGTACGGCGACCAGCGTCTCGCCGACATCGACGTTGAAGACCGAGCCCATGTCCGCGGCGCGCTTAGTCAAGTTGATCGTCTGCTCAGCGACCTGGTCGGCGGTGAAGCCGAAGTTTTTGAGCATCGCGCCCAGCGGGGTTGCCGCCTCATTGAATGCCCGTGTGCTCAGGCCGAAGGCGGCGGCGTTGTTATTGCCCCAATCGTGAATGATTTTCGCACTTGCGCCGAAAGTCTTGTCGACCGCGTTGAGCGACTCATTCAGGTTGCTGGCCGCCGCAATGGTTGACGAGACAAGCTCTTTGACCTTCTGGGCGCCGCGCTGGATCAGGTCGGCGACGAGGATTCCGCCCGCGATTTTGCCGACGTCGGCGAAGGCCAGCCCGAGAGAGTTGGTCTTTTTCTTGAGAGTCTCGACGGCGGCGCCGGCCGAATCGGCGCCGCCGTCCACAGAGGCAGCCAGCTTTTTCGCCCGCGCGGTCGCGCTGTCGAAACCCTGCGCCGACATGTCTTTCGACGTGACGCGGATCTCGACAACGTTGGGACCGGTGGGCGTCGTCATTGGCTACCCCGCCAGCTCGAGCGGGGCGACGTTCAGCGTGGCCTCGATCTCCTCTGGCGTCATATCGCGCGAGCCGGCCTGTAGCGCCCGCTGCACCGCCTCGAGCCACGCCACGGCGAGCGCGTTGACCATGGCCGGCTCTTGACTCTCGACGCCCTCGAGCGTGGTGGACACGCGGCGGCCGGCCGGCTCCTCGAGGTTCCAGTCGACCAGCACGGCGGCGAACGCCTCGTAGAGGTCGCTCATCGCCGCAATGTCCTCGGCGGTGGGTGGGTCGGAGACCTCGCGATCGGCCAAGCCCGCGATGCGCTTGTAGGCCGCCACGGAGCCAGCCCGCACGGTCATCCAGAGGCCCTCGAGCTCGCCGTCGAAGATGATGCGGTAGAGCTTGCGCGCAACGACGAAGCCGCCGGTTTCGGTGAGCGGCATCGGCTCAGGCCCAGGTCGGAACGGTGCCGTCAGCGAGCACACCCGGCGCCGTCCAGGTGAGCGAGCCATCCTGGCCGCGGGTGAGGGCGTAGTCGGTGAACAGGCATTCGTTGGGCAGGGTGTCGCCAGAGACGACGATGCTCACGGTGCGGTTCACCGACGTGCTCGGCACGGTCTTGAAGACCGAGTGAGCCGAGGTCGCCGCGTCGTTGAAAACACCGTTGAGCGTGATCGAGAAGTCGGCGAGCAGGAGCAGGCGCTCCATGGCTGACTTGTCGATGCCCGTCACGTCCTGCACGCCGCGCGGCACGCTGAACTGCAGGTTGGTGATGTCGTTCTTGATCGCCTGCGGAGTGCCGCCGCTGTCATCCACAGACAGCGTCGTCCAGCCGAGGCCAGCTTCTTTAGCCATTGCTCACTTCCCCTTCGGCCCCTCTGGGCGCATAGATGATCTCGACGTCGCCGAGCGCGCCGACGATTGAGAGCAGTCGGTCGTCGCCGAACAGCTGAACGTAGACCCGCGCCGGCTCGCCCGGGCGCAGGTCGATGATCATTCTCTCGGTCTGGTTCGGATCTATGCCCAGATCGCGAATGGCCTCACGAAACACGTCAGACATCACGGTTACGGCCACGGCTTCACCCCTGCTCGATCGCTGTCTTGAGACGGTCCTGATGTTCGGCGAAGTCGTCGACCCAATCGTCCGCTTTGACCTGCCGCGGCTCAGTGCGGCGCGGGTTGCCGCGCCAGTCGCCGTCGCGCACCACATAGAGCGCCGGCCGCTCGAGCGGCACGTGATGCTTGACAAAGCACCGCTGACCGGCGGGAAATGTGAACGTTACTAGCGTTTCGCGCACTACCACGGTGAAGGCGCGTCCGCTGTGAAGGCGGATGTACTGGGCCTGCTGGCGGCCGAGGTCGGTGGCCACGTCCACCGCCGTCGACCAGCCATTGCGGTAAGCGTCGCAGTCGACCTCGAGGCAGGTCGCTACCCGCATATGCGTCTCGACCGGCTGCAGAATCTGGTACGTCTTGATCGCCTGCGGAGGCAGCGGCGACACGATCCGGTTGACCATCATCAGAACGTCACGGCCGTAGCGTTGCGGGTGGCCATCACGTGGAAGACGGCGCTCGAGAAGGTGCCGGTGGTGACCACGCGCAGCCACCGCTTGATGTTGATAGCGGCCGTAGCGAGGCGCTGCGTGGTGCGGCCGGTCGCTGCGGTGAACGTCCAGCCAGCCACATCGGTGTAGGGGTCGCCTACGGCATTGTCGTCCGAGCTCTGGATCTTCACCGTCACCGAGGTACCGGCGAAGCTGAACACCTGCAGGTAGGCCTGGCCACCGAACGCGCCGGGCGACACCGAGCCGAGGTCGACGCCCGTTCCGTTGGTGGCTGCCACATCGGTACGCTGGCCGGCCGTGAGCTGCGTGCCCCACTCGAGACCGAAGCCGTTGCTCAGGCTCTGGACGGCAAAGGTGAGCATGCCGTCGGCGGCGCGGGTCGGATCGTAGTTGATCTGTTTCGCGACCATGCACGCCGCGCTACCGCCGAGCGCCGTGCCGCGGCAGTAGGTCTCAATGACGTCGTTGAGCGTCAGCGGCGCGAGCACGAAGTGAGCACCGACCGGCAGCGTATTAGCGTCGTTGAAAAAGCCTGAGTAGTTGATCGCGCCCTCGCGGACCAGGCCAAGACGCTCATGCGCCGACTTGTCGATGCCGGTCACGTCGCCCGCCTTCGGGCCGCCGCGGATCTGCTGAATCGAGCCGACATCGCCGCTCAGGTTGTAACCGTCGACGTACAGATTGTCGCCTAGGCCTGTTTGCTTAGCCATCGTTCACCTATGCCGTTTCTGCCCAGGCGTCATCGATAATGAGAGGGATCGTCATTGTGTAGGCGCGGAACGCCGCGTTGTCCTGCGTCATGTAGCCGGCGTCGCAGGACAGCGGCACGCCGGCCATGCCGCGCAGGTCGACGCAGCGGCACAGGCCGCCCAGCGTGAAAGCGCCGGCGTACTCCGCATAGAGCGACGACGCCGCGCCCATGAGCTTTGGGTCGATCGCGTCCTGCGGCTCATACATCATGTTGATCGTGAGTCGGGATTGCCAAACCAGTAGCGCCGTGGTGGCGGCCAGGCCGGATTGAAAGCCGATCGCTGGCCCGATGCGCTGCAGCCAGAACGACGCGGCCAATCCCTGGCCGGGCTTGGCCTTCGGTTCGTGACCGTTGACAGCGTCGAAGACGCCCAGCGCCATCGCATGCGACTCGAGCGCGGCGAGCAGGTTGTTGGCTGCGGCTTCGTCGATGGTCATGAGACGCCACCGCCCAGCCGTGGCAGGTAGTGATTCAGGGTGTACTGGATCAACGCCGTCGCCTGCCCGCGCAGCTGCTGGGTGGCGCGGCGGAAGCTCGCGTAACCCTTGAATCGCGTCGTCTGGTTGCGCCGCGAGGTGCCCTCGAGCCACGGCCCGTAGATGATGCCGCGGTCATGTACCCAGGTGCCGACGCCCGGCGGGAACTGCTGCACGGTGATCTGTGTCTCGTAGTACGGCGTCGGGTGGCGGATCGAGCGGTCGAGGTTCTGCTGCACGTTGGCCAACCCCTGCTCGCCGACGCGCCGCTCGGCCTCGCGCAGAAACTCAGCGATGATCGGCGCAGCAGGGTTGCCGAACAGCGTAGGCGCGGCAACGTTCGATCCGCCAAACAGCGGGCCGGAAAGGATCACGTCAACCGAGAAGTCTGCGCCGACGCTCATATCGCCTCCGTCCGCGACAGCGTGCCGAACGTGCCGATGACCTGCGCCCAGAGCTCGGCTAGGCCGCTCGTACCGCCGCGCCCGCGGCTGGACGTGCTGGCCGCCCCGACGCCCGGACTGTAGGGCTTGCCGTAGGCCGCCTGTTCCTCCTGCACGGTGTTCTGCGCGAGCGCGATAGACAGGTTCTTGACCGGCTCCGGCGGGCGGTTTTTCAGGATCGGCGCGGCGTCGGCATGGCTGGCCGCGGTGGTGCCGAGCACGGCGCGGCTCACGGTCAGCGTGCGCGGCGCGTAAATGGTGCTGCCGTTGTGGCTGGCCAGTACCGTCGCGTCGGTCGCTCGGCGCACGATCAGGGTGTTACCCGTGATGTCGACGATCTGCATGCGCTCGGCGTCTAGCAGAATCGTCTCTTCCATGAAATATTTCGTGCCGTCGGTCACGGCGACGGTGACGTTGGCGGAGCTCGCCGTCATCGGCGTCTGCAGCGTCTGCGCCGTGGTCAGCATCGACCGCCGCGTGACGATCATGCGCTCATTGTCGATCTGCAGGAGCTGGCCGGTGCCGATGCCGCTGAACGGTGACGAGTCGGTGCAGGCGATCGAGGTCACCGAGGCGTTGATCGCTCCGACCAGGGCGCCGGCCGGATCGGTGGCGGCGCTATGGCCGAAGGTGCCGGTAAGCGCGATCGCCCGCTGGTGCGTCGTGCCGCCCTGCCAGGTCGACGACGTGCCTATGTTGATCTCGACACGGTCAAAGGGTGGGCCGGAATCGGCCGGCTCGAGCAGGACGGAGCTGAGCGGGATCGCCACGCCGCCGGCGCTGACCGCCGTGAGCGAGATGACCTCTTGATCGCCATTGAGCCAGATGCGCCACGGATAGGCGTATTGGTAGTTAGGGAAATCGACGTACTTCACGCCCACGGTCGGGTAGAAGTGGTGCAGAACCGCGCTGTCGATCTGGTCGGTTGCCGCACCCAGGGCGCGCTTGATCCGGTTGACAGTCCGCGCAGACTCCGCGGCGTCGGAGGCGTACATAACGTCTTCGACTGTGGCATACCAGACAGCGCCCATACCTTCGCCTTGCTTTCTGGCCTACGGCTCGCGCCGAGGTGGGCAAAACATGAAGTTGTCTCACGCAGCGTAGATCAGCGCCCCGGCGGAATCCAGTCGTCAGGGTAGAGAAAGCCGTCGAAGCGGCAGTGTCGGGCGCCCATGATTGCGTCCTCGAGCGGCTCGCCGTCGTTGGGGCAGGCTAGCGGTGGCCGGCGCTGCTCGTCCTGCACAACCTGCGCGTTCTCCCGCAGAATGTTGATCAATCCTCGCCAGGACACGTCATCTCCATTCGTCGTCGCGGTCGCGCGGGTAGTTCCAGCCGTCCACCGGGCAAAAGAATTGTCCCTCCGGTCCCTCGAGCAGTGGCTGTCCGTCGTTGGGGCAGGCCAGGGGCACGGCCTGGCTGGCGCGCTGCGCCTCCATGCGTGCTTCCGTGATGATGTCGAGGTACGCGTACCAGCCGACGCCGCGGGTGTGCCCCACGGTCCTCACGGTCGCGTCAAAGGCCGACCCGCTCGCGCTGGCCAGCCCAGCCGTGGGCGCCGCTGTGCCGCCGGTCGAGACGGTGGCGTTGAACGCGGTTCCCGTCGCCGCGGCCTGGCCAGCTGCAGGCGCTACAGAGGCGCTGGGCGCCTTCGCCGAGCCGGTGGCGTTGGTGACCTCGGCCGACGCGTTAGTGGCGTTGACGGTCGAGACGGTGGCGTCAAAGGCCGAGCCGGCGCCGGAGGCGAGTCCGGCGTTGACCGTGATCGCGACGGATGGCGATGGCGCCGAGCCTGTGGCATTGGTGACGCCGGCCGCCGGCGCGACCGACGGCGTTGGCGCCTTGGCCGACCCGCTCGCGCTGATGCTCTGGGCCGCAGGCGCTACCGAGGCGGTCGGCGCCTTCGCCGTACCTGTGGCGTTGGTGACCTGCGCAGCTGGCGCTACCGAGGCGGTCGGAGCTGCGGCCGAGCCGGTGGCATTGGCGACGCCCGCCGAGGGCGCTACAGAGGCCGTGGGCGCCTTTGCGGTACCTGTGGCGTTGGTGACCTCCGCAGCTGGCGCTACGGAGGCGGTAGGGCTGGCCGCCGTGCCGGTGGCGCTGGTGACGCCAGCCGATGGCGCGATCGAGACGGTCGCCGCCGAGGCTGTGCCAGTGGCGTTGGTGACCTCGGCCGGCGCGTTGACCACCGAGGCGGCCGAGATGATGTCGGTGGACCGCGGCGTCTGGTAGAACCGCGTCCTACTCGGACCGCGCCCAGGGTGGCGGCTGGCCGAGATGGCGCCCTGAGCGCCGAGGAAATCGAACGCCGGCGGGTCGGCCGATGCGGTGATGGTGCCGGTACGGCCAGTCTCGTTACCGCCTCCGCCGGTCAGATCCTGGATAGAGGTGGGAGCGGACAGCATGAAACGCGCGGCCCACTGCGGATTGCCCGCCATGAAATCTTTCAGAGCCGAGGTGCCAAGCGCCTCGATGGTCAGGTCGGCGAGCTCGGATGTCCATACACCTGCGACGGCTACGTCTCCGGCGGAGCTGGCAAAGCTGGTACCCGCTCCGACCTGCAGCGAGTTGGACGTGCCAGGGTCGGTCTGATTGATCGCCCCGACGGCCTCGCCGTGCGACCATGCCCCGCCGGTTGTGTAGTCCCTGAGGTGGCAACGGAAATGGGCCGAGCCGGCTGGCTTGGTGAGAGCCAGCCAGTACCAGTGGGAAGCGGTCAGGGTGCCGAAGCCGGACGAAAAGTCATTGTCGCCGAACAGGTGTGCGGTATCCATGCCAAAGGCCCGGCGCTCGGTCCCGCTGTTCAGGACCGACGTCAGGCCACTGTTTAACGACGATGCGGGCGTGAGCCACAGAACCATCATGGTGAACGCGCCATTGCTCACATTGGCGGCGTTGCCGATGGAGAAGTCGACGTGAGAGTTGGCGGCGCCGAAGTTGAGACTCACGCGCCCACCTCCCTATCAGGGCCGGTGGGTCAGTTCCATGCGATGAGCCTGTACTGACGCGACCGCACGCCGTTGCCGGCGTTGCTGATCGAGAAGCCCGCGAAAATGTCGATCTTCTGAGCGGCCGTCGAGTCGAAGCCGGTACCGAGCGCTGGCGTGGTGTTCGGACCCATGAGGGTCGGAATGTCGGATGCTACGGAGTCGGCGACTGCGGTATTGGAGATGCAGTTAGAGGTGATCTTCGCCTGGCCCATGAGCTTCGCCTGCGTGCCGCCGCCCTCGAGCTGGCACGTCAGGTCGATGTCGAGCCAGAATGGCAGCGTCGTGTGCGCCGTGGTCGAAAACTGAATGGCGCCCGTGGTGAAGGCGATCACCGCGCCGACCATCACCTGAAACGTGATCGTTCCCGGCGTGGTGACGATGTTGGACATATCGCCACGCATGTTGATCTCGAGCGTCTTGCCCGGCACGAAAAAGCCAGCTGGGACGGTGTATTTGCACGCCGCCGCGGCGTCGGTGCCGTCGACGCCGAACACTGACTTAGCCGTGGTGAACGTGGTCTGTAGCGGGCTGTCCGCCTTCTGGCAGACGAGACACTCACCCCAGGTCTGCAGGCTCATCGGACCTCCCCGGTTAGAGCGCGAACGCCATCAGGCCGGCGGCGTTCCAGATGATCGTAAAGGTTCCCGCCGTGACACTCTGCGTGCCGCCGAAGTAGTTGAAACAGACGCCCTGTTTGGCCACGGTGCCGCCGGAGATCGTGTTGTCGTACACCAGGCAGCCGAAGGTGCCGATCAGCGTCACCGCACCGCCGCCGGCCAGGTCGGTCGCGTCGAAGGTGCTCAGCGCCGTTGTGGCCGTGAACGTCTTGCCGGCCAGAGCGCGGCCGCCGCTGACCCAGTTCGTTGCGTCGGTGACCTCGTTAGCCAGCGTCCATGTGCCGGTATTGAATCCGGTCGAGGCGACCGCAGCGTTCTGGTCCGGAGTGACGGAGTTGTTAAAGAGCGCGACGTTGACCGTGTCGGAGTCCAGGCCGGTGTAGCTAGTCCCGGAGGCCTGGAACATCGGCCCGTTGACCCACTCCTGAAAGATCTTGCTGTTAGACCAGGCCATGCGAGCCCCCTCGAGCGGTGGCGGTCGGAGCGTAGACCGCGACGTCATTGCCGTCGTCGCGCGTGGTGACCACGGCCATCACGGGGCGGCCTTCGCCGTCGAGCTGCACGAGATCGCCGTTGACGTAGTCCTCACGCATGACGGCCTCGACCTTGCAGCGCTGGCCGGCCGGCACCATCGGCGCGGTGAGACCGAACAGCCCGCGGCAGGAGTGAAAGCGCGTGTGCGGCTGCGCCTCGCGCGTGACGTCGGTCGCCGTGCAGTTCGGGCATCCCCAGCGCTGCTCCGGCGGCTGCAACAGCACGCCAGCGGCCCTCACAGCGCCACCAGCGTCGCAGCGTCGTCGATCGGTGCCCAGGTGACATACCACGTGATCGCGCCGTCCGTGCCGGAGCTCACCTGCTCGATAGTGCCCGTCTCGAGGATGATGAACGGCGCCTTTGTGCCCTTGCTGCCGACCGCGATGGCGTCCGACGCCAGACCTGTCAGCACGAAGACCTCGCCGAGGATCGTGTCGACGGTACCGATGTCGGCCGCCGTGCAGAGATCCTTTGTGCTGCCCGCGGTCGGGTGGTGCTGCAGCTTGTAGGTGTTGGCCACAGTGATAGCCGTAGTCACGCGCCCTACGATCGACGTCACAGCGACCAGTCCGCCAGCAATAGCGAACAGCCCAGTTGTGGCGTTCGTCAGGGTGCCGGTCGCCTTCGTGGCCAAGATCCCGAGGCCGATGCTCCGGATCTGCTGCGGCGTCTGGATGTAGGACATCTACTCGCCGGTAGCCTTCTCCGCGCGCGCGCGTTGCGCGGGCGTCAGGGCTGCGTCGAGCGTCATCTCGAGCGCGGCCAGCCGCTCGGCGGCAGCGTCGAGCGCGCCGGTCAGGCTGACGACGGTCGTCTCAAGCGTCTCGACGCGCTGGCTCAGGCCCTGGATATCGCTGGCGGCGTTCTCCCGGCCGGCGTCAGTGCCCAGCTCGCGCAGCGCTGCGCTGACGTCGCGCTCGCGCAGCGGCAGGCGAGCGTCGAGGCGCTCGCGCCATGTTCCCGACATATCGGCCAACCCCTTCTAGCGGACGTGGTAGTAGACGCGGTACGCCTTGGCGGTGACCAGCAGCGGCGTATAGACGTCGAAGCCGTTCACGTCCAGCGCGAGCGCGCCAGCGCCAGCCACTACGGCGCTGTCTGTTTCGTTGACCACCGTCAGCACCACGGCGGCGGGCGCCACGGTGAAGGCGGACGTGAACCGTACCGTCGCGGTCTTGCCGGCGCTCTGGCCGCCGCCGCCGGTCACGGGGTTGAGCAGGAAATTGCCGCGCATGTCGGTGCAGTCGGTCACGGTGACGGTGGGCGCGGCGCCCGCTGCGGTGGTGCCGGAGATGGTTCCGGCGGTGACGACGCCGACGGCGGCGGCGACGAGCTGTGCACCGCGGTCAGGGATGCGATAGACCTCGAGTCCGCTGGTCTTACCGAAGAAGACGAGGTCTCCTCCGACCCAGTCACTGCGGACCTTGGCGTTACCGGTTGCCGGCATGGCGTGGCCTCCTGTTTAGGGTGGTTGGTTCCACCTGGCGTGACGATGCCGGCGCGGCCGGCGGCGGTGGTGCGGGCGGTGCGGGCGGCGACGGGTCCGGCCTGAGCCTGTTGGTGGTGCGGCAGAATGTCGGTTGCTGGATAAGGCAGGCAACCGAGCCACAGACCGGACACGCGTCGTCGAGATTGACCATGGTTAGACGTTAGCCGCGCCCGGGTTGAGCAGGTTGGGCAGTGCCGTCGGCTTACGCTGCTGGTACAGATCGTGCAGCAGGTAGAGCATGCAGGCCAGCTGCGGCGTGGCCGTGGTGATCGAGGCGACGACTGACACGTGCGTGTAGGTGTCGGCGAGCGAGTTGGCCGGCACGTGGATAGCAACGATCTTCTGCATCGCGCCGTACGTGGCGCCGACCACGACGCACTCCGACGCCTCGGACTGGGTCACCTTGACCCAGCTTTCGTCGTTGTCGAGCGTGGTCTCAGCCTTGATGTGGTAGTACGTCGGGCCGCGGCTGCCCGCGACGCCGCCGGAGTCGAGATCCGCCGTAGTGCCGCCGGTCGAGGCCGTGTGCTGCTGCACGTCCAGCGTCAGATCCTCGGCGCCGCCCGCCGCACCGAAAAACACGAACGTGATGCCGGAGGCACCGTTCATGCTGATGCGCTTGCCGGTCGCGCCGTTGGCCGTGTCGATGTCGACCGGCACCCAGGCCACGCCGATGTCGAAAACCCGTCCCAGAGCTTCCATGATCTTTCTTTCTCCTACTCTCCGCCCGGGGCGCTACTGCCGGGTTAGCTGTCGGTGCGGCCTACCGGTCGGAGGGATTCTCCGCCTCGGCTTAGAGCGCCCCTGCGAGCCTTGCCGCTGTGCCATCCCCGCGGATCGGGGCAAGGCTCGCAGGGGAATCTAGGGTGGGCTTAGCGAACGGCCAACTGGACGAACGCGGTGAGGGTCGCCGATGCATTGTTGCGCGGCGTGATCGGCTGCATGAGCCACGGGCGACCGTCGACGCGCTCGATGATGCGGTACGCGGTCTGGTCGTTCTGGAACTTGAAGTGCGGCGAGGACATCGCCGACATGACCTGGCGGTCGCCGATCAGGTAGTACGAGAGGTCGACGAAGTTGATGTCTCCGACCTGACCCAGTACCGGCGTCTTCTCGGTGAAGATCACCGGCCGGCCCAGGATCGTCATGGGCGGACCAACGACGCCGTTGTTCAGCCAGATCGCCGAGCCACCGGTACCGACGGCGAGCGCCATGAGCGCCAGCGCCGGGAACGTGTCGATGGAGGCGATCCAGACCGCCCGGCCGAGCGAGGCCGGCAACATCCGGGCGTACATCTTGACGATGTTCTCCCAGACGATCGAGGCCGACGCCTGGCCGGTCTCCTTCGCGACGCTGACGTTGGCCAGGTTGCCGGAGTTGACGAAGCCCAGCGGCATGCCGACGCCGTTGCCGTTGATGAAGGCGTCGTCCTCGTAGAAGCCGAGCGCCTCGGGGAAAATCTGGTCGAGGAACGCCTGGAATGACGAGATCGAGTCCGACATGAGCTCATTCGGGACCTCGGTGTAAGCCGTAAGCTTCTTGGCGTCGAGCACGATGCGGCCGAAGCTGGCCTGTGACGCGGTGAGCGCCGCGCCCTCCTCGGTCCAGTAGCCGACGATGCCGCCGTACACCGAGCCAACGTTGGTGGTCGAGTCGATGGCCGGGAACGGTACGCGCAGGGTCTCCATCGGGATTACCCGCGCCCGCGGGCGCACGACGGAGGTTTCCAGGCTCACCCGCAGCAGCTCGGAGCGCAGCGTCTCGGGGATCAGGAATCCACCCTCGGACGGCACGGTCGAGCTGAACGCGTTGCGGATGCGCTGCAGCTTGGCCTGGCGGTCGGCGGTCGAGTTGCCGAGGTGCCAGATCGTCTGGAAATACTCGGCCGAGTTGGTGAACTCACGGTCGAGCGCGGCGCCCATCGCCCGCGGGTTGTGCAGGCCCTGGCGCGCCTCGAGCGTGCTGCCCATCAGCGACATGTTGCCGGGCTCGCCGACGCCGCGAAGGTCAGGCCGGCGGATCGGGGCGGCGCCCTCGAGCTCGCCCGACTTGATCATCTCGGCCATGACCATCTGCACCTGCTCCTGCACCTGCGCGGCGATGGAGAGGTCGCGGTTGTGCACGGCGCGGGCGTAGTTCTGGATGAACTCGCCGAACGCCTGCGGCTTGGCCATGAGCTTCGCCATGACGGTCGCGTCGGTGAGCATCCCCTGCAGCTCGGCCTCGCTGGTCGGGATCTTGACGTCCTCGGCCGTGTCGACCGTCGGCGGTGCCGCGCGGTTGAAGATGCGCCCGACCTCCGCCGGGTCGATGCCGGCACGCTCGAGCATGGCCAGCTGAGCACGCGACTGCGCGATCTGCCTCTGCCCTCGGGCGGTCGAATACGGATTCACTGCATTGCCTCCCTAAGGGCGTTGACGAACGAAATGTGATCGATGGGCGGTGGTAGCGCCGACGCCTCCGGCGGTGGCATGACCGGCGCGGGAGGTTCCGGAGGCGTCGGCGCGTCGTTGGCCGCGAGCAACATAGCGGCGCGGAACAGATCGGGGTCTGGCGGTGGTAGCGGGCCAAGCGCGGTAATGATGCCCTCGCTGAACGCCTCGACCAGTGTTTGAGACCGGTCAGCGATCAGCGCAGCGAAGTCGACCGGCGGCGGAGTGTCCGGCGGCGCTGGCGCGTCGGCCGCGGCGGCGGCCATGCCCACCTGAAACTCGTCGATGTCCACAGGGTTATCCACAGGTGGGGACAGCGCCGCCTTGATGGTGTCACCGATGCTCGACCAGTCGACCTGGGCCGCCGGCGCCATACCTGGCATGTCCGGCATGGTCATGTCGTCGGCCTCGTCGGGGTCCGGGCTGGGTACGCCGAGGTAGGCGGCGAGCGCCTCCTGCGCTTCGTCGACGATGCTGTCGACCGCCGTGAACCAGCCCATAGCCTGCGACACCATCGACACGTCCGCCGTGCTGGTCGCTGCGGCCTGTGGCTTGGCGTCGACGGGCGCAGGCAATGGTGGCGGTGGGGCGGCGGCGCGGCCGGCGTGGTTGAAGATCGAAAGGTCCCAGGTCGACAGCGGCATGGCCGCGCTGTTACGCGGGCGCGGCTGGGCGACCTCGTCCGCGAGGCCGGCCTTCACCGCCTCTTTTGCGTTGTACCAAGTCTCACTTTTCATGCGCTCACGCCAGGTGTCGGCCGGCTCGCCCGTGCGCTGGGCGTAGACATCGGCGATCTGGGCGCTGACCTTGTCGAGCAGGTCGGCCGCCTTGCGCATGTCCTGCGAATTGCCGATCGCCACCATGTGACCCTCGTGGATCATCATGGTCGCGTTCGGCGCCATGATGACCTTGTCGCCGCCCATGGCAATCACGGAGGCGATGGAGGCGGCGACGCCCTCGACGTGCACGGTGACGTCCGCGGCGTGGTTGCGCAGCGCGTTGTGAATGGCCATCCCGTCATAGACCTCGCCGCCGGGCGAGTTGAGATAGACATCGATGCTCTTGCTCTTGAGAGCCTTCAGCTGCTGCACAAAGTCGCTGGCCGTAATGCCCCACATGCCGATTTCGTCGAAGATCCAGACCTCGGCGACGTCCGGCGTGGCGGCATTAGTGACGATGCGCGCCCAGTCGGCGCGGTTGGGTGGTGCGTCGGGACGCGTGCTAGCACGGTTGAACACCTGTGCGCGGCGCCGCATCACCAAAGGTCTCCGCCCCATGTGAGTTGTGCTCACGTTACAGCGGCGGTGATCAGGGCGCAATCAGGCAGCGGTGGCGTCGGTCGCCATGGCCCACTCAGGGAAGGGCGTAGCGGAGTCGAGCTGCTCCCACTGGATGCCGTGGTCGCCTTCGTGCGGCTGGCGGTGGTCAAAGCGGTTCCACCAGATGTCATCCGGTATGCCGCCGTCGGCGAGCGGGAACGCCGCGCACTCCTGCGTCGGCTCGGCCTCGGCGGCGTTGTCGTCGGTGCGGTCGAGCGGCGACACCCAGTGAGTGCAGTTCAGACACTGCGGCGTCGGTCGGCTGGTCATGTCGTCGTCTCCCTCTCGATCAGACCAAAGACGTCTTTCGACAGCTTGGATGCCTTATCGCCGTTGTGCATCACGTCCGAGAAGGCCTCGGCCGTAAATTCGTGAACGTCTGTCGCTGCATAGTTGGAAATGCTGGTCGGCCCGGCGCCGATTCTGGCGTGAATCGTCGCGATGCGGAGTAGATCTTCATTATGTCCGACAACGACATGGCCCATCTCGTGCAACGCTACGCCGCGTGGCGTAGGAGCTGCCAGGTCGTGAGCGGTGCCGGCTGCGGCCAGGTTGGCGCGGTATCTTTCGTCCGCCATGCCAACATTGAACGAAATGCGCGAATTCGTCGAGTGCGTCGTGGTAACCGCATAGGCCGCACCGGACTCCGGAGCTGGATGCGACGAAATGTCCCCGCCACGGCCATAGGTGTCGATGACGCCCAGCGGCGCTCGAGGGAAACGCTCGGCGGCCTCGAGCACTCCGGTGGCGTGCTCTTTCGCGGTCGGAGCCGTCATGCCGGTGAAGCTGACCGACACCGGATGACCCATGGTGTCGCCCAGCGCCGTCTCGAGCGCAGATGCGACCTCGTCAGCCGTGCCGGCGGCTTTGATGGCTGCGTGGTGATCGACGCCGCCACCACCAGAGCCGAACCGCCCGCGGTCGTCGCGCTTGTAGACACGACCGTCCGGGCGCAGGTAGGTGATCGCCTTCGGGCCATACTGCGAGTCGACCTGCGACATGACCTCTTTGGCCAACGGCGCGGCGTGCGCGCCCCTCGAGACGACGTCGGCGAAGGCTTCGGCGAAGGCCTCGCCATGGTTGGTGGCGGCGTAGTAGCCGATCTGATTGACCGTGAAGTCACCCGCCGACACCTGCTCGTCCGGGCGGTATTTGAAGCCGCGGCCGCTCTCTTTGCCGCCGGCGTCGAGCGACATCCGGTCGGCCGTGTCGCGCATGATCCGCTCTGGACCGTCCAGCTTCACTCCGCCGCCGTGCTCGTCCCGCGTCGGTGCGCCGTGCGAGTGAGCTATGGCGTGGCCGTACTCGTGAGCTCCGGTGTGCGTGTAGTCGCCCAGCGCGCCAGAGCGGCCGAACTCCGCGTGTTGTTTGTCGAGAAGGCCTTTATAGTTCGATTCGTTATAGCGTGTGCTGAATGTGATGGTGAGGTCTGCTCCCGCGCCGTGCTTCATCTCGCCATAGGCCGTCATGTCTTCGGTGTCGATCTTCGTCAATCTGACGCCGCTGGAGAATCGCTCGGCGCCCCTAAGCACGCCCTCCATGTGCTGACGGGCGAGGTCGACGTCGAGGCCGGTCAGGTTGACCGACACGGGATGGCCGAGGCGGTCGCCGAGCTCCCGACTGGCCACGGCGCCGACCTGCTCGGCGGTCTGCGCCTCGGCCAGGCTGTGCCGTATGCCACCGCCGCCTGAGCCGAACCGCCCCCACTCGTCACGCTTGTAGACGCGGCCGGATGGGCTGAGCCAGGTCAACGCCCTCGGCTCGGCGGCGATCTTCGCGTTGAGCGCATCCATGATCTGGTGCGACAAAGGCGAGGCATGCTCACCTTTAGTCATGACGTCGGCAAAGGCCTCGGCCGGGAGTTCGTGCATATTGCTCTGCGAGTAGAACGAAATCTCCCGTAGTGCGAACGCTCGTTGATTCTGCCGGTGCTCGCCGGCCTGCTCTTCGGTCAGCTGGCCGGGCTTACGCGGACCGACGCCGAGGCGACGCTTGCCCGGTGCGGGCGTCGGCTCTGGTACGTGCTTGTCAACGTAGGCTTTCTGCAGTCGCTGAGCTTCATACAGCGTGCCGTAGTGCTCGTGCAGCACGTGGCCAAACTCGTGAAGCGCCATTCCCTGCACGTCGCCGAACGCGAAACTGCCGCGCGCTTGCCTCATATGCAAGATCTCGTTTGCGCGCTGGGCGACCTCGCCGCGCGTGTTGAACTCAATTTCGTATTTGCCGCTGGCTGTACTGTCGGCATGCAGCGTGTGCGCCCAGGTGAAGTCGCCCTGATCGCGCTCAGCCGGAAATTCAGCGGACCGCACAGCACCGAGCGGTGCGGTCGGGAAGCGCTCGAGGCCGCGCAGCACGCCCTCGGAGTATTCACGGGCGAGCTGCGGCTCGGCGCCATGGAAGTCGAAGGGGATGTCTTTGCCAGTGATCCGCTTTGCCTCCGCAGTAGCCGCCACGCCGACCGCTTCGGCCGTCCTGGCGGCGGCGAGCTCTGGCCGCACGCCGCCGCTACCCGACCCGAACCGCCCGCGGTCGTCGCGCTTGTAGGTGCGGTCGAGCGGGCGGAGCCAGGTGATCGCCTGCGCATCCTCTGGATAGAGAGCGGCGATCTCGTTATAGATCGCCCGCGAGACGTGCGACGCGCTCGATCCGTTGTGGACGACGTCGGCGAAGGCCTCGGCACTGAGCTCATGCTGGTTGGTGGTGGCGTACTCAGAGATCTCGCCACGGATGAAGTCGGCCGTGGTCTTGCCGCCAGGGTTGAGCTCGGCGGCGATCTTTTTGGCCGGCACCTTCGGCGGTCCCGACCCGCCGCCGACAAGCGGATGTTGCTGCTGGGTCAGAACGTGGCCGAACTCATGCAGCGCGACGCCCTGCATGGTCGCCGCGACGAGGTGCGGCGAGTGCACGGATGACGTCGTAAAGGCATCTTCGGCCGATTGATCCAATACCTTCTGATATTTATCGGGATGAGCGGAATACTGCGCGTTGAAGTTGATTGAGCCCTTTTCGTAGCCCATGCCGCTATAGGCCATGGTCTGCGCGACGTCGGCGCCGTAGTGCATCGCCCCGGGGTTGTCGGGATCGAAATCGCTTACGGTGCTCAGCGGCGCATGCGGAAAGCGCTCGAGGCCGCGCAGCACGCCCTCGGAGTATTCA